TTACCATCGGCTGAGTTGCCATCGGTTGATTTACCATCGGCTGAGTTGCCATCGGTTGATTTACCATCGGCTGAGTTGCCATCGGTTGATTTACCATCGGCTGATTTATTTTCGCCTAGAAAATTTCAGACACCTCAACGACCTAGGAAAATAAAACCTTTGCCTACAAGTGATTTGGAGAGGATAAATTCGCGAATTGAAACCTATTTGAAAGAAACTCAAACATTTATAGAAAAATATAATTTGACTGATGACGAATTCATGAAACAATTAGTATCTAACGTTATAACTTCTCAAAAGACACTCACAGACAACACTGACCGAACTAGGTCTGATAATTATTCGAGACGTTTGACTATAGGAAGACAAAGATCGCATTCTATTAGCGACGACAACAATAATACGGATCGAACGCAATCATCTTGTTTCAGAAACGGAACATTAGATAATATTATTCAAAGAGTATCAACGGGTGAACCGTCGAAAATTTAAAAAAAACTTGTTATTTTGAAAATGGATTGCCCCCGAACAACTCTCTACCAATTATTAAATTGTGAATATTTCATTCGTTTTATGTTCGAAAATACCCAACCCTCCCCATTTTTTATACAGGGTCCTGTATTGCTTTTCGTTAAACATTGATAAATGTTCTGGTCTGTTATAGACTTGTCTTGTCGCGGTATAAAGACTTGAACAGATCATTTTTGTGGATTCGTCCAGCTTGTTGAAATTATTAAACATGTTGAAATTATTAAACATGTTGAAATATTTTAATCGCATTTGTGTATTATACGTAATTATTTTTTGGATTTATATTATAATTAAACTTTAATATAAATGTATATAATAAATGAATGATTTGAATAATGTTATAGTGTTATCTTTATTTGAAGTTTTTGGAGATTTTCAGTTTCAAGAATATGTAAATACGAATAATTATAAACCTCTTTTTCTTGGAATTTTAGGTTATATCGGAGTCGTTATATATCTTATAAAAAGTTTGAGAGATATAAATATCCTTTACGTGAATTTATTATGGGACGGAACCTCGGCTATTTTTGAATCTCTGGCCGCTATTTTTATATTAGGGCAAAAATTTAAAAGTTATACGCATCTAATCGGAGCAATTCTTATTGTAAGCGGAATATATATTATACAATATAAATAACATATTTATGCTTGTGATTTTAAAAGACGGTGTATAATTAACTTTTTCGTCCCGCTTACTGGCAAATTCTTCTCTTTTAATTTTTTACGAATATCATTCATATTTGAAGAGTCAAATAATTTCTGCATTTCGACGGTCCAGTTTGTAATGTCGTTAAAAGTATCGGAATCGTCGCATGACGATGATGATGATGATGATGATGAATCATCTTTATGGCCTCCTCCTAATAATGACTGTTTTTCAAGTTGTTTTTTCAAGGCATTCTCTTTCAAAATATAATGTTTTTCGCATATATTTCCGTATACGGATTCAAACCCATTTTTACAGCACACATCTCCTTTATTATGACCATATTTGAATACATAATCACATGATTTAAATTTCATACAATAAATAGACGGCGTATTGACTCCCTTTATAGACTGGTTTACTATGGATGGAATGAACGGTAGTATGTTCCTCGTAATTTGACGACAATATGGACATTTAATTTCATTCAATCGCACGGGAAATGGGTCATTAATGTTGAATGTCTTTTGCCGACATAGTTCATTGAATAATGAAATGTAATTAAAAGTGTGTTTACAATCAAGTGTAATACTGTTTTGTTCAAGTATTTTTCCAGTAATCATACAAATTTTCTCTGTATAAGACACTTCAACCGGAGTTTCCGATTTGTTCAATTCTGCATAAAAATCGAAATCATCTTCTATTATATAATTTATCTGTGTAATTATTGTATTTTGACCTATTGCATTTTGACCTATTGTATTTTGACCTATTGCTTTTGGACCGCCTAAAGTATTAGATGACATTTTATTCTTAAACCTTTATATTTGTTATTGCCGATTTGTTTTTAAATCGTAACTTTAATTTTATGTGTTTTAGAACGTCCGTTATGATATAATTCTCTCGCTTTATTTGCCAAGACAAATGCCTTTTTTCTATGATCGCATCCTTTTTCTATTAAATGATAATCCACCGCGGCGGCTTTGCCTCCTGTTATAGAACTTGCCAATCGCGCTAAACCCCATGATTGAGCGGTTTGATTGGGTCTAGACCCTGACGAATAATAAGCACCTGCTCCTTTATTTACGATTTTTTTCAAAGTATTTAGAGAACATCCAGTTGCCGATGACAATTTTTTTGAAGGAATTATATTTCGTAAGTTGTATATTTTTCGGGCTTTTAAAGTATGGTTCGAAGGTTTGCTATGGAATGATCTCAAATGCGGTCTGGTAAAATAAGAACCCCTTTTATACAATTTTCTTGTTTTTTGTAAAAGTTGCATTTGTTTCTTTTTGTCCTTGTTAGAAAGTCTAGATGGGACATATCTCACTGGAAAACGCATTATTACAATTAGTATTTATTTTATTATTTATATCATATGAAACAAAAGAAATAAATAATATATTTCATATATTAATAATGTCAAAAGCTGTTACAAAAGAAGAATGGGGAAATGCGTGTTGGTATTTGTTTCATACACTTGCTGAAAAATTAAAGCAAGACCAAGAAGCTGAAATAACAGCTTTATTTGATGAAATTAAGAATATATGCGGCAACCTACCATGTCCAACTTGCTCGGCGCACGCAATTTCTAAATTAGCAACAATTAGACCGAATTCAGTTAAAACAAAAGATGATTTAATAAATGTTTTGGTAGAGTTTCATAATTCGGTAAACACTAGATTGAAAAAACCATTGTTTACAAAAGAGGAATGTCGAGAGAAATACAAAAAAGCTATATTAACAAACATTGTAACTCATTTTATTCAAGTATTTGACAAGCCAACTGGAATAGACCATTATATGATGTATACCGTTCAGCGAAGTAATTGCCTGAAACGGTTTATTTCATACATAAAAGGAAACGAGTCCAAGTATACTTTTTAATTCGCATTTTATTTTTATATCTCTCCCTTTTAGGGAAATCGTATTAAAATAAAATCAAATCAATTATATAAATGATAAAAATAAAAAACCCTAAACTAGTTGATGATAATATTAGTGTTTTAAAGAATGAAAATGCCGAAACGGAAGAAAAAAAAATAAGGACACTCCAAGGTATAATAAAAAGGACTATAATAGCTGTTTATAAATACAGAGAAATGTCGGTTTTCGACTCTAATGATTTAAGCGTATGCCTTCAATTGCTAGAGAATATATTTAGTTCATTGACATTGGCATTATCGTCTTCTTCCTCAAAAAGTCCTAAAAAAGTCATAGATGAATCAACTAATACCTTGACTAGTATTATAAATTACTACGGGACAGATAATCTACAAGACCTACTTTATGTTTGCTTCGGAGAAGATTTTGTTTCAAATAATATTCTATTGAACCCTCATATAAAAGACAAGTACAATATATTGAACAAGTACATTCGTCCTATAGGATGTAAAAAAATTAGTAAAAAAGCCTCTGAGCAAATATCTTCAGACGAATCAAAGGTCAAGTTGGATGATAATATACTAAATATGCTCGATTGCTTTGATTTAGCGTCAATTGGTAAAACATTCCACACAAAGGTTTATGGGATAAAGGTTGCTATAAATAGTAAGGAAAAGGGTAAGAGTATATATGTATATGCTTTAGTTGACCCCATTTTTATTGAATGTCTAGACTATGAATTCATTAAAAATAAGCTTGTTTTATTAACAAATGAAATACCAAAGGACCCAGAATTTGGAAAAATAACGTTTGGTAGATTTATTTCAAGTCTAACACTGAAAGATTTACTGGTTTACTCAAATAGCGAATTGTATAATAATTATTTAGACATATTATCTCAAGTCAAACTAATTAAGCAACTTCCTATAAGTCAGGTTATAAAAAACTTTATTACGTCTGATTTGTATACTCAACGGAATACTATAATTAACTTGTTATTGAAATCAAGTGAACATGAATATCAATATATTTCATATCTTTTGTACGACATTCTAACAAATGATGCTAATGGGACTGCAGATTCACATGAACAGACCCTTCTTCTTGATAGCTTGCCATATAATTATAAGAAATATTTTAGCGAAGCGATGGGTCAAACAGTTAAATATATAAACAATCTTTCAAATACAGAGCCAAATAAATTTCCACTAGAACAGCAAATATGTCTAATGAAAGTAGCCGATCATGTAAAAGAAAAGGCAATGGTGAAACTTAAGGAGGTCAAGTCCAAGTCGGACGATTCTGGGTCAAAGGCGCGACAATATCTAGACGGGTTACTTAAAATCCCGTTTGGGATATATAAACAAGAACCAATTTTAAATATGACATTGGAAAGCGTATCATTATTTAACAATATGAACGAAACGATTAAAAATTCTCCGTTGAGTTATTTTGCGTCGGCATTGGTTCCGTCTAAAGATAAATACAATGCGATTGAAACCAGAAAATATTCAAGAATGTTTAGAGATAGTATTAATAATAACTATTGTGATAAAAATGTTTCTTTTTTTTCAAAAGCCATTTGTATTAATGATACGGGACATATGATAAAAACAATGTTGGAAAATAGAAAAAAAGACGAAATTGTTCCTATAATAAGTGAAATAAACCAGTTGATAAAACTTAAAAATAAAAGTAATAAAAATGATGACAATAATAGTATTAAAAAAATTGGTTGTTCTGGTAAAAAGATCGCAGACATAAAAAAAGATATTATTCAATTTGTAGAATCGTGTGAGGAGGATCAGAACATAGAAACTCTCTTGACATTGATATCGAAATTAGACCAAAGATGCGCCGATGTATTAAAAACAACCACTTCGTCACTTTTATTATTAGAGCAAAAAACGAATCATGTATCCGAATACATACAGGGAGTTCGGGAAACATTGGACGAAGCAGTCCACGGACACGTAAGAGCTAAACGGCAGGTAGAACGAATAATTGGGCAATGGATTAATGGAGAAAACACTGGTTATTGCTTTGGATTTGAAGGACCGCCTGGTGTTGGTAAAACGTCCCTAGCTAAAAAGGGCATAGCAAAATGTCTTAAGGACGGGGACGGTAATGCCAGACCGTTTGCCTTTATAGCAATAGGCGGTTCTTCTAACGGAAGCACACTTGATGGACATAACTACACATATGTGGGATCTACTTGGGGACGCATTCTTGAAATACTTATGGAAACGAAATGTATGAATCCGATTATTTTTATAGATGAATTGGACAAGGTAAGCAAAACCGAACACGGAAAAGAAATAATAGGAATTTTGACACATTTGATAGATCCGACACAAAACGATTCGTTCCAAGACAAGTATTTCAATGGAATCGACATTGATCTTTCAAAGGCCTTATTCATTTTTTCATACAATGACGCAGAGTCAATAGACAAAATATTGCTAGACAGAATTCATCGAATCAAGTTTGATAATCTTTCTCTCGACGAAAAGATGACAATAGCAAAAAAATATATTCTTCCAGAAACATATTCTAAAATGGGAATGAGTGGTAACGGGATTGTGGAAATGGACGACAGTGTGATAGAATACATAATTAACGAGTATACAAACGAACCGGGTGTTAGAAAGTTGAAAGAAGTTGCGTTTGACATATTTGGAGAGATCAATATTTCTATTTTGAGAGAAGACAGCAATTTTACACTACCTATAAGGATTTCAAAGGACGATATAAAATATAAATATTTAAAGGATAGACATGAAATCGTTTCTAAAAAAATACACGACTCTCCCAAAAGTGCTCTTATTAATGGTTTGTGGGCAAATTCTATGGGAAGAGGCGGGGTTCTTCCAATCGAAGCATCTTTTTTCCCTTCTGCCTCCTTTTTGGAATTGAAATTGACAGGGCTTCAAGGGGATGTTATGAAAGAAAGTATGTCTGTAGCAAAAACCATCGCATGGTCTTTATTAACTAAACTCGAAATGGAGTTGATAATTAATGATTTAGAAAAAACAAAAAGCCAGGGGATTCACATTCATACGCCAGAAGGGGCTACTCCGAAAGACGGTCCTTCCGCCGGAACGGCTATTGTTATTGTATTGTATAGTCTTTTCACTGGGAAAAAAATACGAAACGATATTGCGATTACTGGAGAGATTTGTCTTCAAGGCAACGTAACCGCAATTGGGGGATTAGACCTTAAATTTTTAGGAGGTATTCGAGCAGGGGTTAAAACGTTTCTATTTCCAAAGGAAAATGATAAGGATTTCGCCGACTTTAAAAAAAAGTATGCGGCCAATCCAATTCTTAATGGGATAACTTTTTTGCCTATAGCAAATGTGAAAGAAGCGATTGATATTGTTGTTGTGTGTTGAATTTTTAACAATTATTTGTAAAGTTAAATATTCTATTCTTCTATTATAATAATAGGAATATACCAAAGATGCAAAACAATAATGGTGGCGGAAATACCAATAACAATGCTATAGGACTCACCATGGGGAATGTGTTTAAGCTTTTCTCAGCAATAAGTCCAATTTTGCTAGTATTTTTCTTGGTAGTGTCGTCATTGTTCAACCAAGATCTTAAGGGACTTATTTATTTGGCTGGATTATTGATTGCTTGTGTCATTAATCTTTTTGCTATGAATCACATTGGGAGTACGAAGACAAATAATATCGACGTAATATGCGATTTATTTGACTTTCCAAAGACCGGATTCAATAGTCCAAACCTAACCAGTATGATTATATCTTTTACTACATTGTACGTTTTGCTCCCAATGAACTACAATAATTCTATGAATTACGGAGTTGTGGCATTTTTCCTATGCTTGTTTTCTGTGGATACGTTTACAAAGATTAAATATTCTTGTACAACTGGGAGTGGAATTGTTTTAGGAACATTAGTTGGAGGACTTTTGGGACTGGTATGGTACTCCATGTTGAAAAATTCTGGACACAGTTCCCTTCTTTACTTTGACGAACTTCAGACAAATAAAGTGAAGTGTTCAAAACCCGATAAGCAGACATTCAAATGTTCTGTTTACAGAAACGGAGAGCTTATTTCTAATAATATTGTTTAACGATGATGACGGAAAAAGTGTAAGGCAAAATTGTAATAGCAAGAGGGTTATTTGTAAAAGGACGTATCTGTGAAAAACCCAGTTATTCTATTGTTTTTTCCTACTATGTTAAATGAAGAATTTGTATCTTTTATTGTTCCAAGATTATTTAATGTCTGGAGCGTATAAGGGAGAGATGATATGGATGAAGGTAAATTCGGGTATACAATCGGAGTAGGAGCATTATCGTCATCATCCTCGACGTCTGCATAGGAATATGGATCCTGAATCTTTTTATTTTTGTATTTGTACTTGTTCATATGGTATTTAGTTTCGCAAATGTTTTCCATTGTTTCTCGTCGCTGTTTGTCTAAAAGGGTTTTAAAATAGGGTAATAATAAATAGACTAATATACCTGCCACGATAATTAATAGAATTAACTCCTTCATATCGTATTATAAAGTAGATATATATAATTATTTTTATTTTTTTTGTTTTTGTGTTTTTGAACGTTTTTTTGTTTGGTATTATTTTAGGTAAATAAATATATCGTTATTTATATCATTGTATTATATATGTCAAGTAATAAAGCGAAGAGAAATAAACAAAAAAAGGATGATGAAAAAGAAAATGATTGGTATGGGTTTGGCATTCAAATTATAAAAAATTTAATATACACATTATTGTTCGGTCTATTGGGTTCTAATTTTATATTTTATTACAAGTCTGTAAATTTTGATGAAAATGAAAACGACGACTTTAATGATGATAAAACCCAGGATAAGTATTTTCCAATTAAGACTTCGTATTATAACAAGGATTTTAATACAGGAGCAACAGGTGGATCAGGAGCAACAGGAGGATCAGGAGCAGCAACAGCAGCACAATCAGGAGCAGCAACACAAACAGTAGCAGCAACACAATCCGCACCATCATCACCATCATCAGCAGCAGCAACACAATCAGGAGCAACACCATCAGGAGCAACAGCCGCAACATCACCAGCACCATCATCACCATCATCAGCAGCAGCAACACAATCAGGAGCAACACCATCAGGAGCAGCAGCACCAGTGGCACTAGCAACAGCAGCACCAGTGGCACTAGCAACAGCAGCACCAGTATCAGCACTAGTAGAAGTAACACCCCTAGGAGCAACAGCTGCAACATCACCAGCGACAGCAGCACAAACAGTAGCAGCAACACAATCAGGAGGAGCAACACCATCATCACCATCATCAGCAGCAATAGCAACAGCAGCACCAGTGGCACTAGCAACAGCAGCACCAGTATCAGCACTAGTAGAATTAACGCCCGTAGGAGCAACAGCCGCAACATCACCAGGGGCACTAGCGACAGCGACAGCAGCACAAACAGTAGCAGCATCACCAACATCAGCATCAGGATCAGGACCAGGACCAGGACCAACGTCACCTACAGGATCAGGACCAACATCACCTACAGGATCAGGACCAACATCATCTACAGGATCAGGACCAGGATCAGGACCAACGTCACCTACAGGATCAGGATCAGGAACAGGACCAGCATCAGGACCAGCATCAGGACCAACGTCACCTACAGGATCAGGATCAGGAACAGGACCAACGTCACCTACAGGATCAGGATCAGGAACAGGACCAGCATCAGGACCAGCATCAGGACAATCGCCAGCAACAAAAAATACATCAGAAAAAAATCAAAAAAACAAAAAGTATAAATGCAACGACAATGGAAAAAATAAGGATAAACCAACTGAAGATTCCAAACCGGATTTCCCATACAATTTGTATACCAAACCACCTCAAAATTGTAATACAGACACATGCAAAACAACCTTTCTAACTTGGTGGCAAAACATGTTCGCTTATTCAGTATTTAACACAAATAAGTGGATTAGATTGAATACAAGAAAAATTTTCAAAAATCCCGGTAAATACAGTATAATTGAATCTGATACGGCATTTTATTTACTATTTGTATTTTATTTCATAGGTGGACTAATTTGTTCATCTTTTTCAGGAATTATATATTTAATAATGACACTGTTTATAGAACCAGACAAGGTTAAGTATGAGAGCGGAATTATTGCATACTTTATCCCGCAATCCTCGCCGTCGCCATTATTCGACTGGTCCCCATTCTGGTGGGTATTATTTAATATTTTTCCTTTTTTTTGGATTATTTTCATTATAATGATTTTGTTCACGATTTTTACTATTACACAATACATTTTTAATTTTACCATTAAACCTCTAATGAATAATCCAGACGATATAAAGGAAATTTTAAAATGTAACGTTCATACGTTAATTTTATTCTTTTGCGGGCTTACAATTTTTTCTTCATCTCAATATCTTGATGATGTTTCGACAATAGTAATGTCTGTCGTTACATTATTATACTTAATAAGGACGACCGTTTTATACATAAAAGATTATACAAATTCTTAAAAAAAAAATATATCCAACACCCATCCTACCTATAATAGCACAATACAATTAAATTTTAATCTACAATTTCGTTTTTATCTTGGTGCTTTTCAGCAATTTCTTGTATTTTAGCATGCCATTTTTTAACTACATCAGGATGTAGTTTTACCTTCCGATGGTCCATATATTCCTCTGGGTTATTATAATAAACCAAATTTCCTGATTTATTAACCTTTCTTTTTTTCAATCTTATCCCAGACGAATCGCATCTGCCAGTGGAATCCATTACTCTAAACAATTGCGACGTTTCTTCGCTACCATTATTAAACGGGTAGACCGTGCCATAAATACCATTCTTTACCATTCTATCATTTGAAGTGAAATATTCTCTTACACATTCGTCATCGTCGTCATCCGACATGTGTCGGGGTTGATTGTGTCTCTCCTGTTGATTTGCGGCGTAGCTGGAAGATCTTTTGTCTCTGTATTCGGTAGTCATATTTGGGCTTGATTTATCTCTTATAATTTTATGTAAAATCAAATCAATTTTTTTTTAAATTGATTTGGTCTGGTTTTTTATCAAATTCATCAATGGCATAAGAGTTCTATTTTTTTATATATAATATATAACAATGTCATTTCTATTATGCTTTTACAAACCTCATAGGCTTATCCAGATATATATGTAAATCTCCTATTTTTTTAGAAGCATCACTGTAAACATCGAGATAACCAATACTTCCTTTTATTTTCAACATACATTCTATTATTTGTGTTTTTGCGTCTTCAACGTTATTAATCGAAAAAGGTAAACCGCTGTTATTTAATTCAGGCGTTCCATAATTATGCGCGTATTGAACTATATTTAACACATTTGCACGGGTAGTGTTGTAACCGATATTACCATCTTCTTTCAATATGTTTAATAATCTAAGATCATGACTTTTATTCCGTTGCTGTGAGCTAATCCAATAGGATTCGTCTAAGTATCTATTGTTAAACCATTCAAACCCTTTTTCATCTCCACATGTTGTTTTACATTCACTTTCTTTACATACATTGTCATATATCTTTTTAGAATTAACTGCGGCTGATTTATTGAAATACGATCTTCCATAGTCAATAATCTTTGCGATATATTTTGACTTGAAATCGATTGTATTAGGAGAAAGATGATAATGATAGTGAATATACCCATCCTTGAGAGGTTCATACAATAAGACATTGTTCCCATGCAAGTCGTAGTGTGTAAATTTATCCTGAAGAATTGATAAAGGTATATAAACTTGTAATAAAACATTTAACAATTCATGATCTCTAAAGCTTTTATTAGATACCATATCTTGAACTGATTTAACTCCCTTGAAATGTTGGATAAGAATTGAGATATTAGTTGGTTTAGCGCATGCTTCTTTGGCAAAATTATTTAGATCTATATCTCCTTGGGATACCAATTTTAATTTATTTTTAAGAATATCAACAGTAGGATTCAATTTCATATTTGTCCAATCCGTTTCACTTTCGTAATTAAAACATCCATAGGTTTCCACGAAACACGGATAATGGTCAATATATTCGTTCAATGCTTTTCCAACTATATATTCGTAGAGCAAATTGTCGGCGGTTTCGTTAGCGGAAGATTTCAAAATTGCGTTTGCTACATATTGGCCGTGTACATACCGTATGTCTCTTATAAATCCGTTTACACTGACCGCTCCTATAGGATTAATAGATTTAACATAGTCAAAATTAACAAAGCCATTGAAATGCTTCTTTATTTTGGCCCTTTCGGTTCCAAAAGCTAAACATACTCCAGAATCAGAACATACTGCTTTTAAAAACTCGGCTCTTCGTATGTGTTTTGTTTTGGACATAAATCGCTGGATAACTTCTGTTGCTTTTAATTTTTTTCTTCTTTCGTCTGACTTTTTTTTTTGGACATTTTTTCGCGTTTTATCAACAAAACGCCTTACAATGTCTTTGGCTTTTGCTTCTCGTTTCTCTTCGTCTGCTAATCGTTTTTCTTCAACGGCTTCTTCTCTTCTTTGCTTTTGCTCGTCTGCTACTTGCTTTTCTTCAACTGCTACTTGTTTTTCTTCAACTGCTTCTGCTCTTTGTTTTTTCTCCTCGTCTGCTCTTTTTCTAGATTTTCTTGCGCGAGGTATTACATTACAATTTGCGTCCATTGTATAGGCATTTTTTAACCTACAATATTTTCTAATTTGGCCGTCTAGATAATAGCACATATCATCATTGACACACACTTCTCGCTTAAGCTTTCTGCACTTGGAATAGCATTTTTTAGGCGGCATTTATTGTTTATACAATATTAAGAAAATAAAAAAATAAAGGTATAATTAATCCTAATAATATACTATATCCGGATTAACAATTTCGACGACTTTGGGATCGCCTCTCAGTTCCTTAATAATGGAGTTTAGACGGTCGATTTCTAATTCCGAACCCTTCAATCTATTTACTAAATCTACAATTGTTTTTTGTTGTTTTTGAAGCATTTCAGAAACATTTGCCATTCTGATTTCATTGCCTTTTTTGCGACTTTCTTCCATGTCACGTGTTTGTTTTAAAACGTCTGGCTTCATAGACGGTTCTCCGGGGGCATAATCTTTCAATAAAAAATCCATTTGGTTCATATAAAAATCTTTTAGTTTATTGTTTGAAATAAACATATCGACTGTTTTATCCGATTCTTTTACAAATGGATTATTAGAAAGATCATTTAGGAGACTCGATTTATCAAACGTATTATGCTTATGAGAGAAAACAAGTATTGTTTTTAATGGGTTCAATTGGACAAAAGGGACGGTGTAATTTTTCAAAAACGCCTTTTCTTCTGCCAACGCAGCATGATTTTCATATTGATGATCCTTGAGCAATTCCCGTTTGAAGGCAAACGTCCCAGCGGTGGCGTGATTCGGACCGTAAGGACCAAATTGGTACATTTTATTGATGGTATTAAAATAAATGTATATTTCGCTGCTACCGGCACACAATGCTTTTGGATTGGCAATTAATGATTGAACCGCGTGAGATATCCTATCCGGAGGATAATAGTCGTCGTCGTCCATGTATACGATAATAGTCCCTGTTGATTTTTCGTGTAAAAGATTTCTTTTTTGTCCAAGAGCCATTTTAGTGTCGTATTTAAAGTATTTTACTTCTTTAACGTCCTTTAGCAAATCTTCTATTTTATCCGTTCCGTCGTCGATTATTATCCATTCCAGTCTATCTTTTGGATAGTCTTGGTTATTAAAACACTCGATCATACTTTTAATGAATGGTCGTCGGTTGAATGTCGGAGTACATACACTTACAAATGGGTATTTTTTCAACCTTGCTATTTTTTCTCTCAATTTTTTATTTACCATGTATTTTAAATATAATATAATTGAGAGTTTATTCTTTATTACGTTTTTCACGCATCGTCGTTAATAGGGTCGTCATTATCCTCGGCGCACTCTAACGAATTAACTGTATACTTTTCAATATATCTATACATCCGATTAACGTCTAATTTTGTAATATCGAATTTTTCAATAATATCATTAACTGTTTTGGTAAATACACTTTCCGAAGATTCTTTTTTTAAACGCATAAAAAACGCAAACAAGTCCTTCTTGTCCATACAAAGTTGCTGACACAAATTATTAATAAAAATCGTATTGTTATATTCCGTGCTATATTTAGTGAGAACTTTTGTGAATCTAACCTCTGATGGGTTGTATTTGGGTTTTTTAAATTCACTGTGGAACATATTATTACAATGAAATGATTTTATGAGTGAACTCAGTTCATTAAATTGCCATATTTGTTTTTGAAATGTGATTCTATCGATATAGTCTGCGAAACAAAAATTGGACAACATTTTTAAGTAAAACGGAATCGTTTTTTTGTAAGAGTGTTTATTTAATACGTCTATTATATTTTCATGCCATAATAGACCTACTATAGTTCGGTCGGTTTCGTTCATTAAATAAAGATGTTCATCAAGTGACATTTTAGTGTTGATCATTTTTTTAGCGATTTCCTTTGTATCATCGTTGTACAGTCGTGGGTTCAATACATTTTGTATGATTTCGCTTGTAAGGAGATTTGCGTTTGTTTTATACAATTCGTATACTGATTTTAGTTTACGGAGGTCGCATTGAATGTATGAAAGGAGATATTTCTTAAAAAGAGTCTCATCGCTGGGTTGAATAATATTCCTTGGCACGTATTGTAAATTTGGCAAAAGTTTATTGATCAATTTGCCCATTTGGTCATCTGTAGGGCTTTTCAGTTCTATCGTGTTACATACCTTCATTAAATCCTTTATTTTCTTGTCTACATGATAATTACTTATACATATGATAGGAACATACACGGCTTCTTCTAATTTTTGTTTTTTTGTTTTTTTAGGTCGGATCAACTTAATGAGAGAATTTATCCCACCTTTGTCTCCGTTATTCATCCCGTCAATTTCGTCCATTATTACCGCAATATAACGCTGTTTTTTGGTAAACATACTCAAGATGTTCCTGTCCGATATGTTTTCCTTTGTCAACAATTCTATTATAGATTTATTTCTTATATCACCTGTGTCATATTTTATAATATCATAATCCATCTCTTTAAGGACCGAAATTACAAATTCTGTTTTGCCGCTACCAGGAGATCCGTATACATAATACCCTCGTTTTAACGATAAATCCTTTTTATTTAACTGGAATGCTATTAGCGACTTTTTAAATTGGCTGGCAATATCATTTCTCTCCAATGAACTGTTTAGAAATGATGTATTCATTATATATTCCGTTTGGCAATTCTTTATACTATTTAGAAATAAAACTGATTTTGGGTTCTAACGCAATAATTAAGATAAACATGATGGGTTGTTTGTAATTCCGTCCCACGTCAAGTTACAATTCCTAGCCCAATTAGCCTTGTTACATAGACCGTATCCAGACGTCCATTTTGTCTCCGAAAAATCCATTGAGTCTCCGCATTTACCAAGTATGTTTTTAGTAGGGTTCTTGTTTTTGCATATTAAGCCACTTCCATTCGATACATCTTCCCAATAATCTGGACAAGTTGCAATGGTGGGAGGGAATGTATCGGAGAATCTTTTTCGGTAGACCATAATACCGATACACACAAGTAATATTACTAGACAAATGACGGATATTATAAGAACAATAGATTGAAAGTTTACGTCCATTGAAAGTAATTAAAATATATATTAAAACTAGATATTAATTTATAAAATTTAATTATAGGATTAATTATAGGACGTCTTAGAGATAATATTTTCTTTTTATTTATATAATGGAGATAAATAGCAACGGAAGAATTAATTTGCTAAGTCAAGACACAAATAAATTGTTTTCAATGACAGACAGAATCCCTATAATAAGCCGTGTAGCAGATTATAGCGAGGCAATGACAGGGAACTGGAGTGATACTTTGTTATCTACTACTTATTTTAGTTCTAAAAACATTAAAATCATTCAAAATGGTATACGAATCGGAGTTTTTCAAAGGTCTAATGGACAATATTTAATAGGAGAACAGAATGAAGATGAATTGAAAATTATTATGCGCGGAGTTTTTCTTCAAAATTCTCTTAATATTCAAAATAATATAAAAGAACAAGTTGAGAACTTGAACAAGATCGTGTTAGACTATGCTATACCTCAAATATACGGAGAAGCACAAGGGTATATGAAATACAAATATGACGTAAGCACACTTGCTGTGCCAATGGAACATCCGATTATGTCTAAAACTAACAATAAACAACTCGAGTTAAAAAAATGGTTTTGAAAAAGTATAAACATTAAATAATAAATAATAACTTGACAATATAATATAGAATAATAATGATAATGTTATTATAATTCTATATGGCAGTTCTTACTGTATTATTATTTTTTTCATCATTAATAGTGTTTGTATATTACACATATAATTGTTTTATAAATACCCATTTCAGAAAAGATGGGATGATGGTATATGATTATTTTATGAAACATTTTCTCAAGGGCGTAAGCAATAATGATTTTAATTTTATGAACTATGGGCTTTGGGATGATGAAAATAATACTCTTGAAAAGGCAAATTTAAATTTATGTGATTTTGTTTACACTAAAATAAAGAGGAGGTCGTCTGACGAAACAACTGATCATAAACGCGGAATACTGGATGTAGGATGCGGATACGGTTTTCAGGATATAGTATGGAGTAAGAAATTGGATGATATGAATACGAAAATATACGCAATAGATATTTCAGAAAAACAAATTGAGTACGCAATAACCGCTCAAAAGGAGAATAATATAAGCAACAAACAATTAACCTACATGGTAGGTGATGCTATGAACATTCAAGACCAGTTCAAATGTAAATTTGATACAATTATTTCGCTTGAATCGGCCTTTCATTATAGAGATCGACCGATGTTTTTTAAAAATGTACAAAGTTTACTGAAGGATGATGGTGTATTTGTGATAACTGACATTATATTGAACGATAATGCTTTGTCTATATTGAGTACTATATTTATGAGTTTCGCAATTGATTTTTTTAATATACCTGAAAACAACTTGATACGATTGGATGATTGGAAAAAATCAATAAGAGATAATGGTTTAGAATGTATAGAAATACATAATATTACAGAAAAAACATTTGATCCTTATTATAGGTACACCTTTCATCAATATTGTAAAAATGCGCCGTTGTTTGCTAATATGTGTCAAAATGTGTTTGCTTATGTGCAGCCGTTTACCTATGTTGTTGCCGTATGTAAAAAAAAGGTTTGTAGATAAACACAAATAAAACTAAAACTAACTATTCATTAGGCGGTTGTAACAGGTTTCTGTTTCTTTACAATCTTGATATGTTTCTTACTTGGTTCGTGTATTTTATTTCTTTCTTTTTTATACGTTTGATATTGTGTTTTGAAATCCTCGAGTTCATTCAGCCAAATACTGGCTTCTTTTGTAGATTCAAGGACCTTTGAATTGTTCATTTTTAAATCTCTTTCCTTTATCAACTTTTTAAAATTTTCTTCCGTGACCATATCCATTGGCATTTTTGTTAAATATTTATACGAATTACTTTGGTTTTCTGAGTCGGGATCGATTTCTATAATAGTATCATATCTCATTTGTTTTAAAATACTATTTACCTCTTCCATTTTCTTTTTACGCAGATCAATTGTGTCTGTAAGTATGTCGTTTATAAACCTGGCCTTATTTGACAAGACCATTGTTTCCTTCTTTAATTCTGCCAATTGTGTCTCTTTTCTCTTTAAATAATATGTCATTCTCACGTTGATGAAATGATCGACGATTTCTTCTGCTGTTTTGAAGTAGCATAGCTTTTCGTTTTCGTCAAACATGTGCATGTTTGTCGTCGACTTGGTTGTGTACAATTTGAGCATCTTTTCCAAAGCATTACATCCATGCTCTGTTTCTTCGGATGATAATTTCTCAATAACTCCTTGTGCCAACGTGATTGTGATATCAACTTTCTTATCTGTGCTCATATCCACATAGTCTCTCACCGTGTTTGCGTAAGTGTGTGTTGGAGATTTAGAAGTTGGAGATTTGGGAGGAGCCGTGCGTGGTTTTGGTTTTGACGGAGAAGAGATCCCGATCAAACTCTCCAGATATTCCTTATAGTCGCCCGTCCAAACGCCCACTGGCAATTCGGTAACGCGAACACTTTTTGCGTTTACAATTTCATATTTACCCTTGATTAAATATTTAGTAGACGTGATTGGAGTGATTGTTCCGCAAAACCCTTCGTAATAAGGCTCAATAATAGCTGCCAATGCCGATGCGGTTAGTTTGCTTATTATATAGTCGGCAATCTGAACAGGATTGAAACACATAATGTCTGTGCTGAACCCTGTGCCAATCCCCTTGCTTCCATTTACTAAAATCATTGGCAATATGGGAACATAGAATGTCGGTTCGACCAATGTTCCGTCGTCGTTTATATAATCCAGAATTCGAGCATTGTCGTCTTCTTCTCTAAACAGAGTTCGGGTGATTGGAGAAAGATTTGTGAATATATATCTTTCAGACGCCGAATCATCACCGCCTTGCAACCTAGTTCCAAACTGTCCGTTTGGTTCAAAGAGATTGATATTGTTTGATCCTACGAAATCTTGCGCCATGTTTACAATAGCTCCGTTCAGACTTTGTTCGCCGTGGTGATAGCAACTGACCTCTGAAACGCTTCCACTGAATTGAGCGACTTTTATTTCTTTTACCAGACGGCGTTTGAATGCGGTGAATAGGATTTTACGTTGGCTTGTTTTTAACCCGTCCATCATGTTTGGAATCGATCGTTCGCAATCGTATTTGGAAAAGTGTATCATTTCTCTTTCAATGAATTCGTCGTATGTAACTGTTTTCTGACTGGTATCGAGATAAAGATCCTTGTTGTATTTTTCTAGCCATAATTTTCTGTCAGGAGCTCGTTTCTTGTTGAAAACCATGTCGATTGAATCGCGACTTGAGGCTCCGTTGCTTTTGAATTCGACCATTTTTTTATTTTGGAAATATTCTTTGAATTCTTTTGATGTGCTTGTTCCCAATCCTTTGTAATATTTGATTTTCCATGTTTCTGGATGACTATCTGCCTTATTTTTCCACTCTGTATATTCTCCGTCGGTATAAAACGTGAGCTCCTTTACGCCTTTTTTTGCCTTTAAAATGGGCGTGTTCATAAATCCTATGAACCCTTCTATTTCCAATAAGGAGGACCATTCAGAGTCGAACAAATTAATACCAAGCCCTTTGATGTGACTTCCGTCCAAATCTTGGTCTGTCATGAATACGACCTTGCCATAACGAAGACGGGTTTTAACCAAATCCTCGCTGTATATTTGACCGATTTCAAGCCCAAGGATTTGTTTCATTTCGGTTATTTCCTTGTTTTCGAAAATGCGTGTTTTCGTTTCTCCTCGAACGTTGAAAAGTTTACCACGCATGGGATATATTCCGATTATATTTCGATCGTCTTTTGACAATCCGGAAACGATTCCTGCTTTGGCCGAATCTCCTTCGCATAGTATAAGGGTACATAAACTACTCTTGTCCGTTCCTGCGAAATTGGCGTCGATTAATTTCGGAATACCTCGGATTCGTTTTGTTTTTGCGCCGTCGTTTTTCTTCGCAGCCTTTAATTCTTTAATTTCTGTTATGGAACAAGCCGTATCCATCACGCCCATTTTCGCAATTTTTTCTACAAAATTGTCTGAGACCTCGCAAGTTGAACCGAAACTTGATACCGGTGTATTCATATAGTCCTTTGTCTGACTATCGAATGAAGGATTTTCAATATCACAGCGGACAAATATCATTAATTGTTCCTTTATTGCGCTTGGATTGACGTCTATTTTCTTCTTTTTCGTTATGTATGCGATTAATTTTCTAATGATTTGGTGAAGGATATAGTCGACGTGTTTTCCGCCCTTGTTTGTAAATATGCCGTTTACAAAGGATACTTGTGAAAATTCGTCCTTTGGTGATAGGCAAACCGCGTATTCCCATCGCTCATTTGCTTCTTCAAATACTCGCGAAGTTGTGGTCTTATCTCCGATATAAAGGTCTATATATTGTTGAAAGTTTTTAACTGGAATTAATTCATTGTTATATCTGACCTTTACCTTTTTATGTGTTATGGCGGCGATGTCATATACCCGACGTTTGAAAAGTTTAAGCATGTCATCTGTCAAAAGAGATCCTAGTCTTCCATAGTCCGGTTTGAACGAAATGGTCGTGTAAGGCTTTAGTTTTGATTTGGTAATGATTGGGGTTTCAATGGTGCTTAAATTGTCTTTGAATATTTGCGTGTATTTCAATCCTCTTATATGATCAACCGTTTCGATCTTGCCCCAAGATGACCATATGAAAACGAGTTTTACTCCAAACCCGTTTTTACCTCCAACTATTTTCTTTTCGCCCTTGTTATAGTTTGTCGATGTCCTCAAATGACCGAAGATCATTTCTGGAATCCATAGTTTATGTTCAGGGTGTTCGGCAATGTCAATGCCGTTCCCGTCATTTGTGAATGTAATAATTCCATCATCTGTTATTGAAATATTTATATTTGTTACTGGAATATTGCTGATTTTATCTGGATCGTCAACTGCCGATATAGCACATTTGGCGTCCATTCTTACCTGATGGTCTCTGCAATTTACAATTGCTTCGTCGAATAATTTATACAATCCAGGAATAATGGTTATGTGGTTATGCGATATTGATTTTGTAGAGTCTTCGTATACAAATGTTTCGTAATCTGTTTTATCCATAGAGCCGGTATAAGTGTCTGGATTATCTAATACGTGTTGTTTGTCTGTTTTTTTCTGATACATTTCTGTCAACAATTCTTCTTTTGTTTCTTCTTCTACTCCTCCTCCTGCTCCATCGTCTTTTTTTTTTGCTTTTGTTTTTGTTTTTGTTTGCGATGACTTCAAGGCGTCTTTTTTCTTTTTGGACACCGTCTTGGCGGATACATCGATTGGGTTCAAATTCGCGGGAATTGTCGTAAGCATCTTCTTGTCGGATATAAGTTAGAAAGTTAAAATATTTGTCAATTCAATTTTATAATAAATGAATAATTAAAAAATATAAATATAGTTTTAATGACCTGGTCCAATAAGTGAGAGTGAGAAAAAAAGTATGGGCTTCCCTTTTTTTTTTCTTGTGTTTTATGTGTTTTTTATTTCTTTTTATCGTCTCTATGTTTTTATTTTATTTTCTATCTTTTTTTCAATAATAAACCAAATGCGATTGTATCGCGCAATAATAACGAATGTAAGCATAACAAATACACACAAGGGGTTTACGGGGTGTCCCCGTCACACACACACACACACACACACACACACACACACACACACACACACACACACACACACGCAATGCGGGGTTTACGGGGTGTCCCCGTGGTTTACGGCGTCCCCGATGACTGCGGCCTTTAGCACATCAAGTGTAGAAGCAAGAGATGCCTTCATTCTGACATAAGCAGGCGCCGAAGTTGTAACAGCCAGTCGCTTCTCAATCTTGGCAACCATCGTCTTTAGCATCTCTTGCGTCAAGTTTGTGTATTGCGAAACGCCGCCTCTGTAGAGAACGCAAAGAAGATGGATGATCTGGTTGTTCGTCTCGCTGTCTCTCGGAAGACACTTGGCGCTTCTTTCCTTCTCCCAGAAGGTGAGCAGAATTGGCACAATCAATTCACTTATTAAAAGTCGAGTGAAAGACATCACCTTTATTTCTTCTTCAGTCGCATCTCCCCTCTTCTCGCAGTCCTTGACAGAGCAGAGGTTGGAGCAAATCACAGCGATGCAGCGACCCATCTCTTTGTTGAGTCCATTTTTCTCAGTCGAGAGGTGCAGAGTCGCGACGGAAAGGACAGACAAAACAGATTCCGGAGTGGGGAAGACTACATTTCTCATCTTTGAGAAGGCGAGCATCAGATCGCAAAGTGCCTCGTTTCTGACTGCGACCAACTGGGATGCGAAACGCTTCTCGCACTCGACAATTGCCGCCTTCATTTCTTTGATGTACTCTTCGACCTTGGAAATGTCAAAGGCTACAGGAAAGCAGGCGAAAGCATCCGCAGTTCCAGCCTGAACGCGGTCAGTCTTGATTGTAAAGTTGAACGTGCCTGTAGACCTTGCGTTGATTTTCTTGAAGAGAAAGTCCTCGATGGTGTTCAGGTGAGCTAGAGACTGGCGGTACAGCGCATGAAAGTCTAACAAGCACGCAGATTGTCTTTGGAACTCAACCAAAAACTCGCCGCCATCCCTAAAGATGTTGACATGGAACTTCATTTCCTTTTCCTGAATCCAAACACCGCCTCTGATCTGGAATCGCATATCATCAACCTTAAAATTAATCCTGTCGTCACATTCGAACATCTCCTTCAATGTTCCGAGTATAACATTGGGCGCCTTTTTACTCAGGAATGAACTGTACTTTTCGTACCAGTCAGGGAGAATACCTGGGACGGGAGTTCCTTTTTCGTCTCTCACCACCCCGTCACCGACGACAGTGTCGGCGTATTCATCGTCTTCTGAATCGGGCTCTTTTTGCAAAGCATCTCCGACTTCCTCCTTGCCCTTCTTCTTATCATCGTCATTCTTCTTTTCTGGCTTGACAAAAGTTTCGTCTCTGTAAGCCACGCGGGATTGCTGGTAGGTGCACTGAAGTTCACTGTCATTGTCCTCATCCGTAAGGTAAGAGTGTCCGCCAGGCTTCATCGCCTTGATAGACTGGAACAGTGGAATGTCTGACAGCCAGAGTAGCTGTGGAGCATCTTGTTTGATTGCCTCTTCGTCGTCGTATGCGCATCCTTGGTCGATAGCGTCTTCAACGTTTTCGTTAAAATCACAAAAACTCATGCTGTTTCTTCTTCAAATTGTCCAGTTCCTCGAGATCGTTATACCTTTTCTAAAGATATAAAATTCATTTCAATTTTTTTAAGAATCAAATCCATAGAAAAAAAAGAAATGGTTTTTTTTAAAAATTAATTTTATAATTTTAATTTTTGTTACTTTTTTTTTTATTTATTAAACAACAAAAGACGTGATTTCTGAGATTACATCATAACATAAATCATCATTTACTTTTAAGAGTATATCTCTTAAATCTCTCCTTTTTCTTTTTTCAAACAAGTCTACCATTTTACTGGCTAATTTATAATCGTATTCTTTGAAATTTTTAAAATGAGCTTGTAATCTCCTAGCTTCCATTTCCGCTGTATTGTTTTCTTCATTTTCAAATGACACATCCGTTCCCGTGTAAGTAAGCAGTTTTTCTAATACATTTACATGTTTATTTCGAACAGCATTGTATAAACACGTTGTCTTGTTATAAAGCACCGTGTTTATGTCTGCCTTTTTTTCAACGAGCATGTCGATAATTGTTGTATTTGTAGAGCACATCAAAGGAGTCGGTCCCCATTTACTTATACTATTTGGGTCGGCTCCATTTTCCAAAAGTAACATCACCATCTTTTCATTTCCATATTCGCAAGCATAATGTAGAGCAGTTTTGTTTTGTATACAAGAGATGTTGATAAACAAAAGTCTTTCGGTTTCTTCTGTGTTTCTTTTCAAATATTCAAGTATATACTGTGTGATATGATCATGTCCATTAATAACCGCTACTATAAGTGCTGTGTGTAATGTAAATGTATTTTTTGTAAAAATGTCGTGAATGAATAATTTTGCGCACACAAGACTTCCTTGTTGCGCGGCAACGCATAGCATTGTTTCGCCAAACCCATTTGGTCTATTACCCCCATTTGGTCTATTATTACCCAATTCTATTGAGTGTTTATTTTGCGATTCCAGCAACTCAACGACGGATTCGTTGGCCGTTTTCGTATGTGTTAATTCCTCTGTAGGGTTTTGTATTTCATGATAACTTGCGTCATAACCGAATCTGTCGAAACATTCTTTATTCAACAATATTTCGGTTTCATCGCTCAATACAGGGCCAATTCTGAACATGTGTTGAGAGGTTTTAAGTAATGTTTGTTCGTATTTGTGAAGGTGTAGAAAGTACTTGTCTTTTTGTTTTAGCAAGATTCGTGTGCGACACAATCTTTTTTCGTAAGCGGCGAAATGAGCCCTATCACAGTGGTCGTCTTCGTCTTCGTCTTCGTCTTCGTCATCGCTCCAGTTAGAGTATTTTTGCAGAGGCGTCGTAACCTTGTATATTTGTACGATCTCGCCTTTTTCGATCGAGTTCAATATAAATCGATCAGTCGCGTCCTTGAATTCATTGAGTTCCTCCATGTTGGTCGTAAAGTTCGTTTACAGTAAGCAGTTCGTCAGGCTTTTGCCTTTTAATTTATCACTTTTTTTCATTTCAATTTTTTTGTATTTCTAAGATATCTAAATAGGAATAGGAAAAAAACACAAAAAAAAAAATAAATCCACTTCAATTAAGTTGAGACGATTGAGCTCACGCAAAGATTTATATGCCCCAATGAAGCTACGTTATATTTTACAATTAAAGGCATGTCGTTTTCGAGATACATTTCAATTTGGCTACAAAGATTTGTACATTTAATAAAGTAGCTCAGATTTTTGAGAGAGAATTCACCTTGAATTATTTTACTCACTTCTTGTTTTTGGATAAATTCCATACTACCGTCTGTTTCCGCCCTTCTAATTTCTACTTCGGCAAATCCTCCGACGCATTTGAAAATCAATTCTGCACCGTCAGCAGTTGCGATTGATTTAATTTCTATCTTGTCAGATATGGAAGAAAGATCTCTTATGATCTTTTGGAAATCGGTTGATGGTAAATTTATGATGGACGAGAATTTTACATCTGGAACGGCTAGTTCGTCATTGTCTGGTTCGATGAGCCTTAGTTTTTGTATTTTTTGTTGTTTTATGTCGCCATTTTCAAATTTCAGTCCTAGAAATTGTACGATACCGTCTGTGTAATCACTTTCTTCTATATAGATTGTAAGGGTTTCGTCATTTTCCACAGTGTTTATTAATTTGAATAAATGAAACATGTTGACTCCTATAACTATTTTGTCTCTATTACATTCATACTTTTCAAATTTTTTTGCGAATAGACATAGGTGGGCCAGAATGGTATGAGACTTGTCCATGTTGATTATTTTAATACCATCCTTTGTAAACGTTATATTGGTTTCCAATAGAATGTCCTTTAGAGCGGCCATTAATGTCCTGAATGGAGCTATTTGAACCGTTTGAATTGTTAGGATGTTTTTCGACATTATAATTATTTGACATTGAACCTTTAAATGAATTTTCACTGATATTTCAGATTGATTGATTGATCTTTTATTCACTTTCTAGATTTTTTTGAAGTTTTTCTATGCTTTTTGCTGTGATGAGACTTTTTAATAGCACCGAATTTACCTTTTTGCGCGAAATAACCTGCTTTTTCAAGCCTCTTTTCCTTTTTAGCGGTATTGTGCTTGGCTTTAGAAACGATTCTGCCGTTTTTGTTCATCAACAAATCACTTTTCTTAAGTCCTCCGCTGGTTTTATAAGCGGTTCCGTGCCAAACTTGAGCCCTTGAACCGACGAGCATTTCATGTTCTCTTCCGCCTTTAGTAGAGTGAGTGGAATGTGCATAAGAAGAAGAATTATCCATTTGTATATATAATCATATTATAATAAAAATTAAAAAAAGGGGATTTTTATTAAAATGTCTAAATAACGCAATTTTTTTAAAAAAAAATACAAAAACGCTTACAAAAAATACAAGATATTATTTATTTTTTATTTGATTTTCTAATTCCACGTTCTAAACGAAATGATTTATTCGATTTTTTCTTGGTTTTTGCGAGTTTTACCTTTACCGTCACTCTTTTTTTAATTGTTTTACCTCCACTACTTAGACCGAGCATTTTAGCAAACTCTTCGACTTCTTTCTTTTGGGATGTCCCTAATTTTGGTTTTAATCCTTCATCTTCATCTTCATTTTCTCTTTCTTTTATAGTCGCTAGGTTTGGTTTTGGTTTTGGTGTTGGTTTTGATTTTGTTGCTGATTTTGTTGCTGATTTTGATTTTTTCACTCTTGTTTTATTTTCTTGTAGTTTTGTTGTTGTTTTTGGTTTTGCCAATTGTTCTTCCACTTCGTCTCTTTCTATGGTTTGGGACGGTTTTGTTTTTGTTACTTTCTTTTCTTCTTCTTCTTCATCTCTTTCTAGTTTTGATTCTATTGCCAATGAGGCTTTAACGGTTGATGCTTTGATAAGAGGAATTTTATTCGTTTCTTGGATAATTCTTTCAAAAAACTCGTTCCCGTAAAGGATGTCAATTGAAAAATCTTCAGGAAAATCGCGTAATATGCCCCTCATTTTTCCCTTAAAGTAATGTGACACCAATAAACATCTAAACGCGTCTAACCTTCCAATACGGTTAAATATATCGTGAAAGAAATTTTTAGGTATTTCGCTGAGATCCAATGGTTTTTTTTCTATTGTTTTTCCTAACAATTTCAATGATTCGAATAACGAGTCAGCTGTGATGATTATCTGTTTTAAACTATATTTTTGTCCAGTATTCTTATCCGTAAATACTGAATTTGAGTCTATAGCTTGTTTAATTATATCATAACCAACTGGCTTGCGTGAATCGTCAAATGCATTCTCTCCAATGTAGTTTATATATTTATCGATAGTAAAGGTTCCGTCACTATTTTTTATACTTACAGCTCTTCCATAATCAATAATGACAGTAGAACTATCAGTATTTAAACTGTTTCCTCCATGTAAGTCTAAATGAATGTAACCTAATAGCGCAAGTCTTAATACTTTTATAAGTATGTTTTGTCGGACAGTTAAATATGTTTGTTTAGCTTTTTCAAATACAGACTCGTCTCCATAAATATCATAGAAATCTCTCCTTGCTGAACTGTAAACGTCGATATAATCATTAAATGGTTTGCTTCTACTATAATTTTTCATTAGCAAAATACCTAGTTTATACCCTTTGTTTTTTTCAAAAACTCCTATCAAAAAATCAAGCGCGTCAATTGCCATAAGTGTCACTGAATTGTCGTAGTCTTCCTGTTTTAGAAAGTTTAAAAGGGTAACAATGGAATCACCGCCTTCTAAAAAGGTTATATTCCCAACAGAAGGAGCGATTTCACCACCTTCTGTTAAATACGTGTCCTTCCATATTTCTTGCTGCATCATAGCTTCTGACGTAAAAAGTTTTTCAGTGTCTGAACATTTGCTGGCTCTATCAAATAGTCCTAATGAGGTTTCTATATCTGAAATAACTACAAGTTTCAACGCGAAATTCTTAACCTCGACTTGAGTTCTAGTCTCTAAATTATATTCTGTATACCTTGATTTACCGTCTGGAACGTCTAATTTAAATATAAATCCTTTTAGAGACGAAGCTGTTATCAAATCCAGAACTGATGAAGGTTCGGACAACATTGATAAGACTGGGTCGAAATTAGTCTCAACATTTTTTTCCTCAGATGAAGATGACGAGGATGCGTCTTCTCTAGGTTTTAGTTCTAACCCGCCATTAATAATATATTTGGACTTGGCCATTTGTATATTATCATTAGATTTAATTAAAAACTTTTTTTTGCCTTTTTCTTTGTTTTATTTTTTTTTAGTTTTAGTTTTGTTCGTCCTTTACGTGTTTTACCTGTGGTTATTCTTTTTTCTTTTTTTTTAATTGTTTTTTTACCTCCAAATTTTAACTCAACTTCCTCTTCTTTTATTACACCTAGTGTTGTTTTTGTTTTTTTTTTGACTTCTTCTTCGTAGTCTCTTTGCCGGTTCGTCCCCCTGGATACTGCAATGCTCGCATCGACCATAGCAGCTTTAATAGTTGGTGGAATTTCTGGGATATTACTCTCAATCTTTGACTCGTCTTGTATTCCTTCGATTTCCTTAGTAAGTCTATCGGCAAAATCTCCGCCGTAAATCTCTTCATTAGAAAAAGAATAATCATTACTACTACCGTCCTCATTTTGAAAGTTATGCAGTAGGTTTTCCAATCTAGTGCGATTATTTCTGATTCCGTGTAAGAATAAAAGTGTATAAGCATCTACGGCAACAATAGAATCAATTATTTCTTCAAATAACTTTGGTTTATCTTTACCTCCGATGTGTTTTTGTTGGAGTGTAATAAGTTGGCCGAACAATCGAGTAAGAACTCGTTCTATATCCATTTTTGGCCATTTTTCGGAAGGATTTTTTTGTTTAAATTGTTCAACAGTTTCGTACATCTTCGATATACGGGCTTTGGTCGATATCTTCTGGTTTTTTTCGTCTTCAATCAATGAAAGTCTTTCGTAATTGTCGCCAAGGTACTTTAAATAATTATCCATGGTATAATTATTTTTGTCGTCTTTAATACGCACAGCCATTCCATAATCAATAATAACGCAAGAGTTGTTAGCTCTATTAACTAATGAGTTTCCTGGGTGTAAATCTAAATGAATGTATCCTAATAGTGCTAGCCTTAATATTTTTATAAATATATTTTGACGGACATTTAAAACTGTTTTTTTCAATTCTTTTAGTTCGTCTCCTTGTATTTTTTTCTCGACTACTACTTTGTTATATTTATTTCTAAAAACTCCAAATGTTTCGCTATCTTTATAATTTTTCATTAGTAAAATTCCTAGTTTCGATCCACGTAAAGGATTAAACCCTTCAAATCCTCTATAGAGTAAAAAGTGAATCGCACTATATACTCTCTCTTTTTCAATATTACGATCTTGTAGATAGGTTAAAAATTTAACAATATCATCAGTTCCTTCTAAAATAGTAACATTCCCAACAGAAGGCGCTATTTCTCCACCTTGTTTTAAATATGTTTGTTTCCATATCTCTTGTTGCGTCTTCGCTTCTGCGATGAAACGGTCTGCTGTCTCTGCTTCTTTCATAGTTCCTCGTTCTATGACGACCCTGTTTTCGTCAATCTTATCATTCGTGGGACCATATGGAGTTCTAACTGGCATAATAACAACAAACTTTAATGCAAAATGAGTAACCTCTACTTGTTTGTTTTCTTGTAAATTATATTCTGTATAGCTTGAAGTACCAGGAGCAACGTCTAATTTAAATATGAACCCTTGTAAGGACGAATCTGTTATTAAATCAAGGGCTGACGAAGGATGTGTCAACATTGATAACACTGGATCGAAATTAGAATTGATGCTGGAGTCTTTTTTCTCTTCACTGGAATACGATGATGATGATGACGATGATGATGATGACGATGATGATGATGACGATGATGATGACGATGATGATGACAATTCAAATGAAGGCTTTATAATTAACCCATCATGGTCTAATCCAATGCCAATTTTACTTTCTATAACAAGATTATATAAAAATTTTTTTCCATAGAGGTCTTCGTCGGAAAACTTGTACTTTTCATCTGTCTCATGATATTCGGCGTTATCGCCAAAAAAAAATATTAACGGCTTTATATACCTATTGTTATCTATTTCGCTCTCTTGGTATATTAATTTACGTGTATTCCTTTGAATATATTCAATATACTCAAATATATTTTTAATGTCGTCAGTTTCTATATTCTTATATTCTTCTTCTTTTTCGCTGATTATTGATTTAATGATTAATTTATTTAATTTATCTAAACTGACTAATAAAAGATTTAACCACCTGGTTACACTCTTTAACTCTTTAATAATATCACCATTAATCCAATATTTATCTTTAGTGAGTTTACCTTTATCCATAATTAATCTAATGTTATTTACCCCAAATTCTGGTGATTCTGGTGCTTTTGGTAAAAATTCATTAAGGTACGTTATATAGTTATCCTTTGTATAAGTTCCGTCACGGTGTTTCATACTTACTACTCTTTCATACTCAATAATAACGCAAGAATAAGTGTTACTATCTATTAAAATGTTTCCTGCGTGTAAATCTAAATGAATGTAGCCTAATAGTGCCAGTCTTACTATTTTTATAATCATATTTTGACGGACACTAACCATTATCTTTTTCAATTCGTTTAATTTTGTGCCCTCTATTTTTTTATCTAAGGCTTTTGAATATTCAGAATTATAATCAAAAATTGTTTTAATATCTTTATAACTTTTCATTAACAAAATACCCAGCTTAAAATCATTATGTGTTCCACATACTGTTTTTAAAACGCAGCAATACTTTTAACGTCACTAGACGCATTTCTTTTGCGTATTAGTTCGTCTAATAAGTTGTCTCTATATTTTCCTTCTAAAATGACAACATCTCCAACCGAAGGAGCTATTTCTCCACCTACTGTTAAATGTGTTTGTTTCCATATTTCTTGTTGCGTGGCAGCTTGTGCCTTGAATTTTTTTTCGGTAATTGTCACCGTTTTGTCATTTCCATTGCCATTTCTTCCAATAAGTCCCTCATATTTATCTGAAATGACAACAACCTTCAACGCAAAATGAGTAACCTCGACTTGTTTTTCCTCCTGTAAATTATATTCTGTATAAGTTGATTTACCGTCTTCAACGTCTAATTTAAATATAAATCCTTTCAATGAGGACGCTGTTATTATTCCTAGACTAGATGATGGATCGTTCAACATTGATGATACTGGATCGAAATTAGTAACATCATGTTTCTTCTCTTCCGATGAAGCAGATGCGTTTGTGGGCTTTTTAAGTTCTAACCCGCCATTAATAATCTTATTAGTCATTTTATATTATATTGATATTTGTTTTTTTTAGATTTAGATTTTGAACTTTTTATTTTCATCATCTTCTTATTGGTGCGAAATTTCGATTTTATTATTCGGATTGCCGTTTTTTTAATTGTTTTGCCTCCATGTTTGTTAAATACGGGAGCCCATGATCTTGTGTCTCTTTTTGATTTTTTTCCTAATATATTGGCGTTAACTGTGGCTGCGTCGACCATAGGAATTCTGTATATATTTCTGTTTTTCTTTTTTGGTTCTTTGGCATTAGCATATTTCATTTCTTTAACAAGTCTTTTTGCGAAATCTCCTCCATAAAGTTCATTTAAATCCATAGATTTATTAGCACTTTCGTCATCGTCAAAATTGTCTATTAAATTTTCCATTTGAGACGAAAAGTCTCTGAAGGAATATCCATATGTATAAGAATCTATTGTTTCAATCGCCTTGATTATACTGTCAAATAAATTGACTGTATCTTGGGTAGTAACCCTTTTAAACCTTTTTTTTACATGCCCTTCTAAAATCTTCAATCCTTGGAATAAAGAATCGAAAGAATCTTTTACGCGGCGTAAGTAATATGATACGCGGGTTTTACGATCGGTAACATAAACAAACCGGTCGTCAATATCCCAGGCACTATTCTTATTTAACATGTATCTTTTGTACTTGTCTATTGTAAAATCATGGTTGTCCTTTTTTATACTCACAGCTTTACCATAATCAATAATAACGCACGAATCCTCAGTGTTTAAACTATTCCCGGAGTGAAAATCTAAATGAATGTATCCTAATAGAGCCAACCTTAATAATTTAATAAGAGTCTTTTGACGTATATTTAAATATTTTTTTTTAGCAGCTAATAAAACATCAGCAGGAGATGTATTAAGTAAATCAATATATTCTTCAAAGTATTCATAATAAGGTTTGCTGTTTTCATAATTTTTCATTAGTAAAATGCCTAGTTTAAACCCTTTGTTGATTTCATAGACGTTTTTTAAATAATCAATTACTTCGATTGCTTCCTGGGTTGTATTGACTCCTCGATCTTTCAAGTACTCCAACAAATCAATAATGTCTTCGCTTCCTTCTAAAAAGGTTATATTTCCAACAGAAGGAGCTATTTCTCCACCATAAGTTAAATATGTTTGTTTCCATATTTCTTGTTGCATCTTGGCTTCTGTCTTAAAAAGTTCTGCGGTGTCTGTTTCTTTATTATTGCCGTCGAATTTATCTAAACTTGATTCTGTATCTGAAATAACTACAAACTTTAAAGCAAAATGAGTAACCTCGACTTGTTTTTTCTCTTCTAAATTAAATTCCGTATAACTTGATTTGCCGTCTTGAACGTCTAATTTAAATATAAAACCTTTCAAAGAGTCTCCTGTTATCAAATCTAGAACAGAAGAGGGTTCGGACAACATCAATAGAACTGGATCAAAATTAGTGACTGGATGGGTTTTCTCATCAAAATCAAATGAGTCTATTGACGGCTTTAGTTCTAATCCACCGTCTATATAATTATTCATTTATATATAATATATAATTATTTTATATATAATGATTGATTGCTTAAAACTTGTTTTTGATAACCGATCCAAACCCACTAATCGACCCACTATAACTCTTGAATGGATTCAATGTTAATGGTATTTTCGAGTATGAGGCATTTGTAATAGAATTTGCCAAGATGCCAATAGTTGGAAAGGTCTTCGTGGATGCGTTATTTGTGCTGTAATTGTATACTCGTTTTTTATTTGAACGACAATTTATTTGAAAAGAGTATGACATTTTTATATATTTGTTTTATTTTATTACATTCCATATTGAGTAAATTCGTCGGTTAAAATCGCGCGCGGGAGATACATATTCCTTGTAGATGAATAATTTGGCACCTTTTTGCAGTCAAATGATGGTTCTGGGCATTTGGCGCAAGGCGGACAAGGTTGACACTTTTTCTTTATTTTATTTTTACAAGGAATCCCGGTAGGACATACAGGGCATATCGGGGGAATTATTTGACTCTTTAATATATACAACTCGTCTTGTCCCTCGTATGGGTATGAATCCATATTGGTATTTTTCTTTACGCCATCATTATTATTGTCATAAAAGTTCATTATTGAGTTATTAAGCTTGTTTACAGTTGAGACATAAGACTCTTCTGTCGGAAGACAGAACCCGCTAGATGAGATATTTTTACATTTTTTCCCAGTTAAATCTGCAGATAATCCATCTGGGTCTTTTATCAAAGCATTTTGGGAGAACCCTTCCTTTGTAATGAAACTAGTTGAAATTGCTACTAAAAGAAGAACTATAAGAATAATGATATGATTTCTGGAGAAAAACATTTACTTATTTGTAATATATGTGGAAAATAAATAAATATTATTTTATGAAAACTATGTTAATAAATATGCTTAAAAATAATAAACCTATTTAACCAAATGGGTATACCTAGTTATTTTAAACACATTATTCTGAATCATCGTTCCATAATCAAAGAATTAAATGTGTTGACATTATCAGATACAATTAAAAATTTATATTTGGATAGCAATTCTATTATATATGACGTCGTTCACTCTCTCGATTCAAAAACAGATTCTCTTGTGCCTGATTCTCTTGTGCCTGATTCTCTTGTGATTCAAAGAGTCATCGACAAGATTATTTATTATATTAAACTAGTCGAACCAACCGGTCGTATAATAGTTGCGTTTGACGGAGTAGCTCCGATGGCCAAAATTAAGCAACAAAGAAACCGAAGATATCTTTCGTCTATTCAAAATACTATACTAAACATCCAAAACAAATGGGATACGGCGGCAATCACGCCAGGAACAGAATTCATGGAAAATCTTTCAAACACGATCGAAGATCGATTTAAATATTCAATGTCTGAATTCAATGTTGAATTTTTAAAAATATCTTCCCCGAGAGAATGCGGCGAAGGTGAACATAAAATCTACAAATATATTCGAGATAACGCACAGTATCATAATGATACCACCACTGTAATTTACGGTTTGGACGCGGATTTGATAATGTTATCTCTTACTCATTTGCGCCTAACAAGGCAAATATTTTTATTTAGAGATACTCCGCATTTTATATCTGGAATGGACAATACACTTGACCCTAAAAAGAATTACCTTATGGATATCAGGGAATTATCTGGCCAAGTTGGGTTTGAAATGACTGGCTCTTATGATTATGATTCGAATGAAAATAAAATAAATAAAGAAGCAAATATATTAACCGACTATATTTTTATATGCTTTTTCCTTGGAAATGATTTTATGCCGCATTTCCCAGCATTGAATATACGCACAGGAGGCATACATAAATTAATACAAGCATATAGACATGTGGTGTCGAGGGATATATATTTATGTAGTAAAACTGACACTGGGAGAATTAATGTGAACTGGAAGGTTCTTAGGAAACTGGTAGAACATCTCTCGTTAAAAGAATTCGAATATATTTCGGAGGAATATAAAACGAGAGACAAGAATGAATTGTACTTGAAAACTCATATTAAAAATAATAATAATTTAACATCAGATAAAGAATATAAATTATCAAACATTCCGAAACAAAATCGAGAAGTTGAAAAATATATAAATCTACGAGAATGTGGGTGGGAAAAAAGGTATTACAAAACGCTATTTGACATAGATATAGACGATTTTAGACAACGAGAGATATGCGTTCATTATTTGGAGGGACTTGAATGGAATATAAATTATTATATGAATGGTTGTATGAATTGGAAATGGTATTATCCATACGACTATCCCCCGTTATTGAAAGATCTATTCAAGTATATTCCAGTTTTTGATACAAAATTAGTTGATGCAAGAATAGAAGAACCATTGCCACCTCTTGTTCAATTATCCTACGTGATCCCGCAGTCTAGCTTATATTTATTGCCAGAAAAAATAAGAGGTATCGTTAAACAGGAATGTTACGATGAAACCGATTATCATCGAATTGTATGGGCGTTTTGCAGTTATTTTTGGGAATCTCATGTTAAATTGAATCATATTGATATAGAAAGATTAACACAGTTATGTGTGAAACAATATTAAATACAATTCATTTGTTATTGTAAACATAAAAATGTCTAGCGTTTCGGTTGAGGTATATAAGGAATTGCCTCTAGATAAATTCAAAAACATAGTGTCTAGTTCTAGAAAAAGTGGAATAGTAATGGATGACAAGGTATTGTTAATTGTAAAATTTGGAGCGGAGTGGTGTCGCCCATGTAAGCAGATTAAATCGATATGTGATAAGATGTTTAATGAATTGCCAAACAATGTTATTTGTTTTGACATTGATATCGACGAAACAATGGAACTGTATATGGCATTAAAAAAATACAAAATGGTAAACGGTATACCATGTTTATTGTCTTATTATTTACATCCAAATCGCTCAGACGACGAATGGTATATTCCGGACGATTCTGTTATAGGAGGAAATCCGGAGAATGTAGAGGCATTTTTCAACAGGTGTAAAAAAAATGCGATAAATTTCAAGCGTTAAAGTAATTGTCATTTGGTAGTATTTTATCTTCTATTTTTGTAATACTTTCCTCATCATCGTAGTTGTTTTGCGATGGATCTGCTGTTTCATTTACATTCGTTTCTATTTCAGTTGCCATTGAATTCATTTCATTTGCGATAGATCCCATTTCTGTCGCTATTGATTCCATTTCAGTTGCGCTTGATTCCATTTCAGTTGCTATCAAGTTCATTTCATTTGCTATCGATCCCATTACACTTGTGTTTGATTCATTTTCAGTCGATTTTTCTTCCGTTTCATTCGCATTCTTCATGTCAAATTCGGTGATAGTAATAAATTCCTCGTATAATAGAATGTTTTCCGATAAATCATTTTTACTTTCTAATACTAATATCGTTTCTTTATCATTTGTTGTACCATTACCATTTGTTGTACCATTACCATTTGTTTCGGTTGAACTAGTCGTATTATTAGTGACAATTTCAACGTTATTATTAGAAAAACAGCAGCAACATGATTTGAACCAGTGTGAATATGTAGAATCGGCTTTTATTGTTACAGACATTTTGTTTACTTAATAGATGTATAACTCTAGTTGTTTCTATATTTTAAACAAAATAAAATATTATTATTATATTCACAAAACCCTCCTAATTTCATCTATTTGCTCGCATGTCAACTGTGTCGGAAACTCGACGCTAAACTCTATTAAAAGATTGCCCGTTTTTTCTCCTCTAACCATTCCCATATCATTTATTATTTTTTTAAATCCAGGAATAACAATATTTCCAGGCCCGTTATTTATTTTAAATAGTTTATTATTTATAAATGTCATGTTAAACGAGAATCCACATAATGCCTCTTTTAAAGTAACATTATGTTTCACATGAAGATCAAGTCCGTTTCTTGTGAATATGCTATCATTTTTAATCTTGATAAATATTTTCAAATCTCCTTTTGTATGGTCGTTAAGAATATTTCCCTTGTTTTTCAATTCAATTACCTCATTATCATCAATACCTCTTTGTATCGATACGTATAATGTTTCCTTTTCCTCTTTTTTTAAATTGTCCTGATAAATCCAACGGACGATTTCAATTGGCACATCACATCCATTGTAAGATTGTTCAATGGTAACGCAAAGTTCCTTTACAATTGTAAGTTGTAAAGACGACCGTGGCGGTTGTTGCGTGTAAATCGAATTGTAAGGATCTACACTACAATGGGCATAACCTCCTCTCCTTGATTGTCTATTAAAATTAGAATGAGGAGGATGTGGTGGGGGATATGAAACGTCGTGTTCGCGATCGTAATGCCCATTTTCAAATATACGCCTTTTGTCATATTCTTTTCGTTTATTATCGTCATACAATATAGAATATGAATCGCTAATAGACTGAAACCGTAATGTGGTATCATTCATTTGATTTTTATCGGGATGATATTTGAGAGATAATATTCTGTATGCCTTTTTTATTTCGTCCTTTGTTGCGTTTTTTTCCAAACCTAGTATTTTATACAAATCCATTTATACTTTTATATATATATTATATTGAATACACATAAACTTAAATAAATATATACGAATAAAATGAATGTTTCAAAAGTAGAAATAAATAAAACAATTGGACAATCTCTCATGTTTAAATACAGGCCTATCTTGTTGAAAGATTGTATAATGAGTGACGAACTATTGAGCGTGATAAAAACATTAATTTCTATGAATTCATTGAATATTATGTTTTTATGCGACTCTGGTGGAGGAAAAACGTCTCTTATAAATACAATTATAAATGAGTATTACAGTGGAGTTAGTAAAATGAAGCAAGAGGAGAATATTCTCTCTATAAATAGTCTTAAGGATCAAGGTATTACATACTATAGAAACGACGTTAAAACTTTTTGTCAAAGCATGAGCAGTATACCAAACAAGAAAAAGTTTATAGTACTTGACGACATTGACAATATAAATGAACAAAGTCAGCAAGTGTTTAGAAATTACATAGACAAGTATTCATATAATGTTCATTTTATATCGTCATGCAATAATCTACAAAAAGTAAACGAAAGTATTCAGTCTAGAATGAATATTATAAAAATTAACATGTTTAAAAAATCGCAATTGAAAGAACTTATGGAACGGATATGTGGAGACGAGGATATAACTATAGAAGAGGATGCTAAGAATTTTATAATTTCCATATCAAATTATTCAATTAGAACTCTTATAAACTATTTAGAAAAATGTAAACTGATTTTATATAAGGAAATTGGTAAAGAAGAAAAAGACAAGGAATATGTTAATAAAAAAATGTCTATTGATTTAGGATTATCTAAAAAAATATGCACAAATATTACGTTTGATGAATTTATAGTTTATACGGAAACCTGTAAAAAGGGAGACCTGTACGATTCATATATGCTATTATACGCCCTTTTTGACAAGGGGTATTCTGTTATGGACATCCTTGATAATTATTTCATGTTTTTAAAATGTTATGACGGGATAATTGACGAAGAAAAGTATAAAATAATACCAATTATTTGTAAATATATTACTACGTTTCATAATATCCACGAAGACGAAATCGAACTCGTGTTTTTTACAAAAAATATAATAGATATAATTTATTGCAAGTCATAGAAATCTATTATGTTATCATTTAAAAAATGTATGATGCAACTATATAGCCAATATATGTTTAAATCGCAGGTATTTAAATCCAAAGCGCCTATAGAGCCTCTTTACGAGCTTTTGGATAAAATATGCGTTAGCGATCCAAAGCTTTATATTCTTACAAAAACTTCATATAAATCAGGTGAATTCAATAACTTGATACAACCTTTTTGCTTTAAAAATGTAGAGTTCTATCACGATTCTAAAAAAAAATACGCAGAAAGAAAAATGGATTATAACAAGTTTATAACTATTGTAAGACAAATATGCGGTGTAAATAATATAAAATATGAATACAAAATAGTATACAATAAATCGTCATACGAAATTGTATACCATATATATAAAGATTCTACACAGGCGGCGGCTGATTAGAAATAGATGTTAAAATCAATTTGCCTATTATAGTTTCGCTTTCTAAAACTTGTTTTGGCGATAGACGACAAAACCATTCATATTTAACGCGTTTTACAATTTCGTCGCTCGGAATATATACCCCGAGAACTTCGTTCGATAGTTGAATGTATGTATTTCCCATAAGCATTTCAATAGTTATTGCGTGTCCTTTTCGGTCCTTTAGGCCCAGTGTTTCAGACTTTACAAGTCTTATGGATTCGTCACTCGTGTTTGTATTTTGTGTTTTTCTTATTTCAGCAAAAAGCCATTTTTCACATTCCCCTATGAAATTGCTCTCGTTAGTGAAATCATTAGAAACCAATATTTCCAAATGATTTACGTATGTTTCCATCTTTGCACAATTCTTTACACAACCCATAATTTTACTTGAAGGAAAAAAATCGACAATCGATGACACTACGCTCCTAGAAAGCATTTCACATACAAACATGCTATCGTTTTTAACTCCCTCGTTGTATATTGGAATAAGCGACTTGAAACAAAGGAATGAATTAGGTACTATCATTCCTCCATAATAATAGAGTATTTTCGCCAGAGCTAGTTCTCTTATTTTGCTCTTTATCGGATCGGCTATTAACTTCATTTCTACACTCCATCCTGGTATAATTTTCTCAAACGTATTATCGTCTATGACACAAATGTTAAAGTCGGATCCGCATTTGTCAATTATAGATTTTAGGGTAAAATAAAGGTAGGGCTGGTTAATATCGCTGGTATTCCTAGAATTAAAGTTTACCCAATGTCGACTATTAGTGTCTGATTGGACATGAACCCATATGATTGGTTTTTTACTCTTGGCTAAAGACGAGCCGTTCAAGAGGTATTTTTTCACCAAATCGTAATTTTTATATTCGTCATCTTTTTCAACCTTGATTTTGTATTGATCGTATAAAAAACTCGTTGCTATTAACACAATTATAGGAATAATATAGTGCCTATAATGCCCAAATTCAATCATGACAAAAACTATGATATAATATAAATATATTATATATTTTTATTTTTTTTACCCTGAAATCTTCACTTGTTTTTTGCTAAGACCCTTTATGTATTTATTGTATGTATGTAATTTTTCCTATTATGTTATTTATCTCATTTTAAATCTTTAATATTATATAATATGAGAGGAACTCTAAGAACGCATATAACAAGCATTTCAATTGTTATTTTTGTCTGTGTATATTGTTATTTGAATTACTTAAAACCGGCATTTATTTATAATAAGAATGGAACCTTAAGAGAATTTGGCATAGGATTCAAAAAGAAAACAGTCGTCCCTTTGTGGCTTATTACCATATTTATAGCGATCATATCTTATTTTTCTGTATTGTATTATATCGAGTCTCCAAATGTAGTTTTTTAAATTTTACCATTTATTTTAATAGATTTATTCATCCCGAACATAATCGGGGCGTGATGCTTTTACTTTATTCGTTGCTTTATTGCTCAATTCAGTATTATACTTGTCGTCTGCACTTTTCATTTCCTGAACTGTTTTTTTACATTTTATATTCACAATATAATTATAACTAACAGACGTTACGAGCAATCCAGAAATAGTAAACCAAATAAATTCCGCGACAATATCCTTAAGTCTTAGAAACCCTATGAATTTTGTTTTCATTTCATCTACATCTTTGTATTTATTAGGGTCTGGTGAAGATGTTACAATCAAGTCTTTTATTTCATTCCAAAAATCTTGTTCAAGTCCTTCTTTTGAATCGTCGTACGAAATTTGATTTATAAATGTAGAGCGATCACTGTAAATCTTTTCAATTACCATTTTCAAATCAGAATTTCTAGTATCATTGCTTGGTTTTATAAATAAATCGGCTGACAAATCTCCCAGACCAGCTAGATTTGCTATACCATACCCAATTGTGTTTGAAAACGGAACCAACCACCCAGGAAAAACGTTCAACATTATATTGATCATACCAAAAATAACAATCCAAGGGAAAAGTGTTATCATAAGAGTGCTATTCCATTGGGTTGACCCGCATATTGTTTTGGTTAACGTTAGATTTATAAAATATTCGCCTATAATTACAAATAATAAGTAAATACTATAATACACTTGTAATGTAATTGGATCGGTGGTGCTTAGTTTGAATATAAAATAAAAAATTGTGACAAAAAGGAACCAAATCATTGAAGTGGACGGATCTGGAAGGTTAGATGCCATTATTTATTATACCATATAATATTATATTTTTTTTAATTATATAATATAATGGAGAATTCCCTTACAGAGCCGTATATAAAATATTATATAAAAAATACATTGAGACAATGTAGGGAATACAAGGATATAAATGTAAACATGTTTTTTAATATAGGGATGACCCTTCTATTTGTAAGTATTATAGGCACATTTTTGTATACAAAATATAAAGGACGGCTAACTTTACCTGAAATTGAAGAGAGAAATAAAAATAAACATAATTATATTATTTCAAAACTCAAAATGTTTCAGCACCATAAGCATAACGAAAAAATAGGAAATGGTACGATGATTACAAACCTCCCTCTATATGAACCATATTAATTATATACTATTTTATTATACTATTTTATTATACTATTTTATTATTATACTATTATATTAAATGGATGAAATCGTAGGAGAAATAAAACAAGTAGAAGATGTGGAAGAAGAACAAGGGGGTGTATACGATATGGATACTCTTTACAATAATAATTCTCCAATCGAACTTAAGATCAATAAAGAAGAGATCGATCGATCGAAAATGAAAAAGAGTATGAAAAAACTGGAATCGAAAGTAGAAAAATATTTCATAGAGAAAAATGAATATGAAAAAAAAATAAAAGCTATCAAACGAAATATAAGGATAAATGATAAATTAAATAATAAAGAAAAGACTCTCGAATTTAAAAAAAAGGTAAAATGTATAAGTTGTAAAAAAATCGGAGGTACATTATTTACTATCGAAAACAATTTTTTTAAAAAAAAATGTAATGCTTCAGATCCTTGTTCACTTAATGTAGAAATAAAGAGAATCGTATTTGACAATTTGGTAGAGTTGGAGAGAAAATATAATACAAGTTTGAATGATGTTAAAAAGCAATTAGTTCTTTCTAATATGGATTTGACGTTCGAATATAAAAGCGAAGAAGAAGCGATTGAATTATTCAATAAGACTTTGAATGTTTCATTGAAAAAATCTGAAAAAGAACTAGAGTCATGTAGTTCTTCAATATCATCTATCTTAAATAGGAACAAACAAGATATATCGGATAAAATGAATTCATTGAAAGATGAAATCAGTGGATTAAATAAGGACCACAACCCGATTGGAGGAGTAGAAGTAGAAAGAATAGGCAACGTAGAAAAATACGTCAAAACTATTTTACCATTGTTAAACGAATTGAGAAAGTTAAAATACAGTTATTCGGGCACGGAATGCGAGTCTTCTTTGACAGAAACCCCTTGTTCAGAATCAACCGATGACATATATATGATACAGCTCCAACATACTATCAAAGATATGGAGGTACAAATACAATAAATAATAAATAAAAAATAACATGTAAATTCATGAAAATGCTTAGCCATAAACGAAAGTTTACGAAGAAATTAAAAAAGTATTCCAATCCGGCGATTGCGCAGGAAAAAGCATACAAATGTTTAGGAAAAACCGCGAGGTTGTATCCTTCTTCTAATCCAGTTAAGAAATATGATATTTACGACCCCGTCCGTAATAAGTGGGTTCATTTTGGACAAATAGGGTATGAAGATTTCACTAAACACCGTGATAAAAAAAGGCGGAAAAATTATTTAACAAGAACGCTTAATATGAGAGGAAATTGGAGGAATAATTCATATTCTGCTAATAATCTCTCTAGATGCGTTTTATGGTGAGTTTTTAATTATTTATTATATCATTTTATATAAGTGTATTATATACAATTTTGTTTGCAAATGTTATTCGATTTTATCAATTTCAAAGTATTTCTAATAAGTTTATCATTAGGGCTATTGTTTGTTTACTTATCTTCTCCAACCCCTACTATAATATATGTTTATCCTACACCGGACAATTTAAAGGAGATTGAGTATGTAGACATGGCTGATAATTGTTTCCAATTTGAATCCAACGAATTGACCTGTCCGGCTAATATGAAAAACGTCAAGGAAATTCCTATTCAGAATTAGCAGATAAGCAATAACATTATAATTTTAGACACATTTTAAATAAATGTCCAAATATATATAATAATAATAATGGAACGACTGTTGAAATTATTTCACACCGAAAAGGGGAAAATAATTTTATCTATTATTATAGGTGTAGGAATTGCGAGTTTATTTAGAAAAGCGTGTTCGGATAGGAAACAGTGTATTGTATTTAAAGGACCGAATCTAGAAGAGCTGAATAAAAACATTTATAGACACGACAATAAATGTTATTCGTTTAAAGAAAAATCCACTAAATGCGGGTCTGCTCCTAAAAAGGTTGAATTTGAAATGAAAGAACGTGATGAAATATAAAAAGATTCGTATATTTTAACCAATATACTATATTTATATTGAATATAAAAGAAAAATGGCGTCTACAAATGGAACGACTAACATAGACGATTTGCCGGGAGTTGTTGGAGGTGTATCAAACAGTCAACCTTTTTTAGGGAAACCAAATAATGCTGGCAATATAAAGATTGACTTGTTTGACAAGAATACTGCTATGACTACTAATAGTAATCCTCCACTCCAGAAAGATCAGAATATCGTAAACTCTGCAAACACCAACAATAACAATAATATTCCAGTCGATATGAACCAATTTGTATCTGGAATTCAGAGAGCAAGTTCAGAAGGAGCATTGAGCCTTCCTCAGCGTGATATTCCAATCTCACAAAATCATATCACACAGGACCAGCAAATCCAAGCTAATTATATTCCTTCGCATGGCGAAAGTGGAGACTATATTAAGGAACACATTTCGAAGGAAGAAATTTTAAGAAGAGCCTCGTTAAATCACTCTGCTATACAAGCTCAGGAAGAGTTTTATAATGAATTGCAAATTCCATTGTTGATATTCATTCTTTATTTCATATTTAATTTACCATTCGTTAAAAAAATTATTTTTACGAACCTTCCGATATTTTTCCACAAGGATGGAAATTTAACTGGAGGAGGACACTTATTTCACAGCATTGGGTTTTCAATTATTTTTTACGGAGTGTTTAAGGGATACAAATATTTAAGCGCATAATAAGTATTTTTTTTAATGAATTGATAATGATTCAATGAAAACATAACTAGTCCGAATAATACGTCAATCAATAAAAAAATCCACGAATAACTCTTTTTCATAATTGCTGAATACGCAAACATGAAATAAAGCAAGGAATGAATAGGTCTTATATTATTCCACCAAATTTTTTCGCCAGATACTTCTGGTCCGGTTTTCCTAGACCCGGTCAAGTATATAAATAAAAACCCAGTAGCTGGTAAAATGGATAAATATCCCAAATAAGGCAATAGTGAATTGTTTATATTTTTAGCAATAAAAACTAGAAGTAATCGTGTTCCTATACATCCGAATAGAAACGCAACGAACCTTTTTTCTATTGTTTCAAACATTATATTGATATTGTTAGTATGTATTATATAAATATATAAAAACAATAGGAAATGAATATGCACATAGAGACAGACAGAGAGATAGTGTTACTTTAATACACCTTCGCACTTTTCGATAAACGCCGATTATTTCTTTTATAAATTATTTTCTTTAATAAAATTGCTTATATAAATCCCATTACAGATATGAACATATCCATCACTTAAATCTTTTCTTAAATATCCATTTTCATCTAAATAATTATTATAAATATCAAAGAATATATATTCCTTTTCAATACATTTTTCTTTTAATTTTTCGTTAAAATATAAAGAATATTGTTTTCGTTCTTCGTCGGTTCCTAAATATGGATATTCAGGACTTTCCCAAGTATTGCATTTTTGAATAGGTGGAACAACATTATAAACGCATACATTTTTTAGTTTAATTTGTGAAATGGATACATTCAATTCAATTGCTTCAAAATAATTATCAATGATATTGTTTATAACATGTTGATATGTTGTTGTTTCTGTTATGTGTTTATGAATATGACATCTACAATCTATTTCACCTAAACAAAAAACAATAGTGTCTCCATCTTTAATATCAAATCCGCGAATATCGCATCTATTTAATTTTTCCTTACCAAAACTATAACACAAAACTGGTCCTAAATGATGCTGTATTATTCCACTCCAACCATAACCGGAATGACTATCTCCAATTGTATGAATTGACATATATATATAAGGAGTAAATAATCAGCATGTTAAACGTCTAAATATGTAAAACGTTTTCTAGACATTTTCTTCTTCTTGTTCTTTCCTAGGCCGCGTTTTACAGTTCGATTGGTTGGTGTATACTTTAAAAAATACTTTTCATATAATGGGTTGCTTTTTTTAACTCGATCTCGTTTAAATCCTTTAAATAAGAGCTCCTTCTTCAACTTAATTTCTTGGATGGTTTCCTGGTAACCGTAACAATCGCTGCTAAACCTTTTTAAAATACCCTTTTTATTTAATCTATTTTTCATCTGTAAATCAGATAGATATTGCGTCATACATAAAATTCTTTCCTGGTTATGCTTGGACTGTTTCGAATAATACATTGCCAAGAATAAATTACACATAGTGTCCATGCTAGCAACTTTTATACGATGTTTTCCAATAACAAGTGTATTATAATTATGACAAGACAATGTTCCGTAAATAAAACAAACCGCTTCTCCGTCTACGGATATCTCGAGATAATTTGAAATAATCTCTCCGTATCCTGCCTTTTTCTTTATTGTTATATTACTGAAACCGTTTTTTAATAAAACGGTCTTCAATGTTTCTGAACATGTGTCTGGGTTATCTGATAGAACATCAAAATCTGGAACATTAAGAAGACTTGATAATTTCTTTTCATCCAGGTGTTTTCCATATATTGTCATCGCATAACAACCGAAAAAAACAACCCCTTGTTTAATCATATTATTTTTAATAACCCCATAAAGTTTTTTGTAATATAAATCTCCGCGCGATATTTTATCATTATTAGATGTAGTAGTGTCGTCGACCGTGTTTATCCGTTCAAAATCTATTTTAAATGAGTCTAAATCGCATTTTGAGTTTGTTATAGGATATATTCGATTCAACACATTCAATCGAGTCAATACCTTTCCCCATCTCGTTATTTCTGATTCAGGTCTAGATAATTCTTTATACATTTCCATTCTAAGATAATTGGGAGGCGCGTAACGGATGCCATCTATTATAATTGCGTCTTTGCTTATTATGTTGAATAGTTTAGGCTCCATGTAAGTAACATCGGCAACTGGAAAAAAATCCACATAGACTTTAAATGTTCCAACATGTACTCCTGATTTCGCTTGTATTGAGGTGAATCCTGCTTTGAAAAATATGTCTGCCAAGAGTTTTGCTTTTTTTAACGCATCTTTTGAGTATACGTCATAATCAGGAATATCTACCAATTTATTATAGAATTGTTCATCTTTAGGTAAAATGTTATTAATTGCGGTTCCTCCGTAGCATACAAGTTTTTCACTCCTTATAAACGTTTCTACAATATTTATAATTTTTTTCATACTTTCTGAAGCTACTTTTTTCATTCCTTGATTCTTTTCGATTTCATCGACTTTTTCGTCTATTAATTCCAATTCTTTATCAACAGTTGACATTACTAATATTATTAAATATATTTATTATTAATGATTAAGAATTTTTAATATGATGGCTTGGATAGGGTTATATGTTTATTTGTATTCCAGCTGCTGTAGTAGCTGTCCTAGTGTTATAAGCAAGACTTGGGTTTGCTATCGGAGGAACCGGTAAAGTAACTTGAATATATCTTAAGTTTTCCTCTTTTAATATGAATGACGAATTATTCTTATCGAATAAGTTATCGTAATATTCCATGTTAGAATCATACGTTTGAAAACACATTGCGATAAATTGGCATCCATACTTCATTGATAAAGATGAAGATGGATTGGTCGGTGTAATAGATAAATCTGGTAAACAGATTGTCATGTTTTGCTTGTTATATTCTTTTAATTCGTTTGAATCGGGTGTCAATTTAACGTCGTTTGTGTATCTAACCGATCTCATAAAAATGGAATTGCTTGCCAAATTCACATACTCGTCAAACGGTGTTCCTTCAAACAATGCGTTTGATTTGTCTACTATAATAATAACCTTTTTCTGTAATTGTGATAAGGGGATTTTCCCTAAATTTTTACCATGATTTTCATAACTGTAGGTTGGACCAAGTAACCTTGAGTGTAGTTTGTTGTATAATTCATCAGCCATTTTTGAATAGATTTCAATCTTATTTGTCATTATTCTTAAATGAAGAATCAGCGGGTCGTTTGGACAAGGACAAGATGTTCCTGAAAATGCGTAATCATTTATAACGTCTATCACTTTGGAAAAAGGAACACTGTTGTATGTCTCTTTTACTGAAAAATCGTCTACAGATGAAGTTGCGATGACAGGTTCTCCGTCTATAGAATATACTGCTAGATCTAAACATCTCGCGCCTTGTTTAATACAACTTTTCAAAGCACATATATTTACATAGTCGTTTTTAAAGGTTCCAGAACAGCACGCATTGTATGCCGTTTTGACATGATAATCCCTGAGGAGATATTTATTATTGGCATTTTCGAAATTGACGCTTGAAATGGTTGGAAAGTCTTTATACAACGATTCCATATCTTGGCAATTCGATTTATCAAGGCCTAATTTATTATACACCCACATTGATATGGAAAATAATATGATTCCACATATTCCAATCGCAATGTAGGTAATGTTTCCGTCTTTTAACTCGGAAGCTATATTACTAACTTTTTCACTACCATCCTTTACAAGATTTTGTGCAAAAGAAGAGGACATGTTATTAGTTATTACTTATTATATTATAATATTATTTTACACCAACCAAAACAAAAAAAAATAAATTACAAATTAACAACGTTTAAATAATAGAATATAATACTATAATAAGATAATGCCTGGTGGATTATTAAATTTAGTTGCCTATGGAAATCAAAATATAATATTAAATGGCAATCCTTCTAAAACGTTCTTCAAATGTGCGTATGCCAAATATACAAATTTCGGCCTTCAGAAGTTCCGTATTGATTTCGACGGACAACGAACCCTTCGGATGAATGAATCGTCAACATTTTCATTCAAAGTTCCTAGATACGCCGAATTACTGATGGATACATATTTGTCGGTCCAATTGCCGACCATTTGGAGCCCGATTATTCCTCCAGTCTATCCAGAATCAGATAGTGAGGAATTGAATAAATGGAGACCATATGAATTCAAATGGATAAAAAATCTTGGTACACAGATGATAGAAACAGTTAGATTTATAGTAGGAGGTCAAGTGATCCAAGAATTTACCGGGCAATATTTACATCATCTAGTAGAAAGAGATTTCGGGATTAAAAAAGAGCTTTACTATAAAATGACTGGAAATGTCTCGGATTTGAATGATCCGGCAAATAGTTGTGGAAGAGTCAATAGTTATCCCAGTGTATATCCTTCTAATTCTCCGTCATACAGTCAATTGGGACCGGAGCCTTCCATACGTGGCAGAAAATTGTACATACCAATGAATGTTTGGTTCGGGCTTGCCTCGAAAATGGCATTTCCTTTAATTAGTCTCCAATATGCCGAGTTTTACATAGAGGTTATTATTAGACCGGTTAAAGAACTTTTCGTAATAAGGGATGTTAGAGGGTACGGTGGATATTATCACCAACCTAATATGAACGACTCGTATGACCAGTTCTATCGATTTTTACAGCCTCCTCCGGACACCATTCTGAACGAAACCAGTTATACTGACAAGAGGACTAACTGGGCCGCCGATGTGCACCTAATAAGTACATATGCGTTTTTAACCGAAGATGAGGCGAAACTATTTGCGTCGAACGATCAGAAATATTTGGTAAGAGAATCATACACATATACATACAACAATGTTACTGGAAATAAAAAGGTAAAATTGACTAGTCTTGGAATGGTTGCCAATTGGACGTGGTTTTTTCAAAGAAGTGACATTTATATGCGAAATGAATGGTCTAATAATACGAATTGGCCATACGATTACTTGCCGACCAATTTGATACAGCCTATGATTGACAATACACAACCATATCTCTGGCCAGACGAGAATTCTATACTGTGTCCAAACATCCATCTAAATAGCACATATAGTAATATAATGATTACTGGCGATTATAATGTGGAAAATCAAAAGGAAATCATGTTGACGTGGGGATTGTTATTAGACGGTAAATATAGAGAAAATCTTATGGATTCTGGGGTGTTTAAATATATAGAGCCATATGGCAGATCTAATGGAAGTCCTTCTATGGAGGGAGTCTATTACTATAATTTTTGCGTAAATACAAACCCATACGAAATCCAGCCTAGCGGAGCTATCAACATTAGCAAATTCAATCAAGTGGAATTCGAGTTTACAACGTACTCTCCTCCTATGGATCCGTCCGTTGAGATTTTTACAGTTTGTGATGGGAATGGAAACGCAGTTGGGATTGATAAAACAAATTGGAGACTTTATGACTATAATTATGATTTGACTGTGCTCGAAGAGCGATATAACATTCTGACATTTGCTTCAGGAAACGCTGGTTTAATGTTTACTCGTTAATATATAATATAAATAAGTTTAAATAAACCATTCAAAAATAATTATATATAACAAACAATGACCTCTATTTTGTATTACAGCAATTATTGTGAAAATTGTAAAACTATACTTCAAACTATATCAAAATCGTCTATTAAAAATGAAATGCATTTTATTTGTATAGACAAACGTATAAAAAAATCAAATGGAGCGACATACATCATTTTGGAAAACGGACAGGAAATATTATTGCCTCCCACAGTTAGTAAAGTTCCGGCTCTTCTTCTGTTAAACAAAGGGCATCATGTTTTGTTTGGTTTAGAAATAACAAGGTATTTAGAACCCAGTCAGAAATCGATTCAAGCTATTTCGACAAACAATAATGGCGAGCCTTTAGCGTTTTCAATGTCTGGAGGAGGAGGAGGTGGTGGATCCTCCTTTTTCGGAGTCGCTTCGGACCAATACAGTTTTCTAGATCAAGATGCTAACGAATTGACCGCAAAGGGAAGCGGAGGATTAAGACAAACTCATCATTATGCTACACTTGACCAAAAAGATTCAATTGATACTCCTCCAGACACTTATTCTCCAGATACAATCGGAACTCTCACTATGGAACAATTACAGCAAAAAAGGAATTCAGAAATTCAAATGAAAAGATAGATGAAAATATAGATAGTAATTAAAAAAATATGCTTAAAGTAGAGTGTTTATATAGTTATAATTATAAAGGTATTAAATGAACAATGACATAAGTAAGCCCAAGGTATTGGAAGAGTTTAATAATCAATTCTTTGAATTGATCGATGACATATACCGAATATTCCCAACTCATTATGAGATAAAAACTACAAGGATGGTTATATTGGTAATGAGTAAAATGAAACCAGCATGTGTAATAGAATTTGTCAAGACATATATTATTGCGCCTTATGGCTCTTATATTGAAGAAGGAAATATTGATTTTTTTTCAAATAATGATTTTTCAAAAGACCGAAATGTAGGCGGGTCGGATTATGTGTTAGACAAAATAAAAACAGTTATTAATTATATCAATATGATGACTGAAACGGAGAAGAAAATAGTAGTTGGGTATTTGCAGAATATGAAACAACTTTGCGAATTGTATTATTCTTTGTAAAAAAAAAATTGTAAATATAACTCGATAAAGATTTAAATAAATGTTTAAAAGAGATATATAAAATAGTATGGCAGAGGATAGTAAAATTTCATCTGATTTCAAAAAGATTATAATAGACATGATGAGAGATTTGACTGAGACGTTTCCTGAATTAAAAGCCAATATGAATCAACATATTTTGTCCATTATTAATGGCAATGACGAAAAAAATGAACACGTAAATTTCGTTATTGAACATTGTAGAACTATATTCCCTGAGCGTTTTTTTGATATTTTATATCAAAACTCTGACATTTTTTCATCTTTTCCCAAATTGGAACTTCTTCCTGGAATAGATTTTTGTATTTTATGGAAGGAAAATATCTCCGATAACACCAGAAATATTTTATGGAAATATCTTCAATTGATATTATTTACAATTGTTTCTGATATAAATAACGGAGACTCTTTTGGCGACGCGTCTAAATTATTCCAAGCGATTAACGACGATGATTTCAAGAAGAAATTAGAGGAAACTGTAAATCAGATGCATAGCATGTTTTCAGACAATTCAGGTGCGTCGTTTAAGTCTGCGGGAGGTGAAGGTGAAAAGGATTATGCGTCCGATTCTGCTTCCGGCGACGAAGGTGAAGACAATGATCTACCTATACCTGACCCAAAAGAGTTTCATGACCATATTACTGGCATGATGGGAGGTAAACTTGGCTTGTTGGCGAAAGAAATAGCAGAAAAGGTTGCTGGGGATATGAAAGTAGACATGACTGATTCTAAATCTATGGATGACATTTTTCAAAAATTGCTTAAGAACCCAACAAAATTATTGAGTCTTGTTAAAAGTGTGGGAAGCACATTGGATGAAAAAATCAAATCAGGCGATTTGAAAGAAAGTGAGCTTTTACAGGAAGCTATGGAGATGATGAAAAAAATGAAAAAGATGCCAGGTATGTCCCAAATGCAGTCCATGTTTTCAAAAATGGGGATTGATTTAAATGGTATTGGCGGAGGTCTTGGAAAAGGCGGAGGTGCGAAAATGAATATGGGCGCAATGAAAGCTCAATTAGAAAAGAATATAAAAATACAAAAACAAAAGGAAGAAATTCAGAGAAAGTTAAAAAAGGCGGCAGATTTAAAGAGCGCTCAGGCGGCGGGTGCGGCTGAATCTTCAAAGAGTAAAAATGGAGGACCGACATCAGAACAACTTAAGAAATCAGAGGATAAGGCATATAAGGAACTTATGAGGTCTTTTGGAATTAATGAGAATGGAAATGAGAATTTAGTATTTAGCACCGGAGAGAAATATAGTAAAAGTGAAAAGGATGGAAATGTTAAAATTAAGAATAAGAATAAAAATAAGAAGAAGAAATAAGAATAATAAATAAATAAATGTATATTAATTAATATAATGACTACGCCGTTACATGAAAAAAAAACATTAGATACAAAATCATTGGATATATTTTGGACAAAAGACCCGACCATTTTATTGGACTTTACAAAGAGTATGATACCCAAAGAGGGAATGACTATGAATGAAAAATTAAACGCTTTAAGCAAAGGTATTATTTTATTGTCAATAATTGTCTTTGTTTTTATCCAAACGCCCACTGTAATTATTTCAGGTGTTGTCACTTTAGCAGTCGTTTGTGTCCTTCAACTAGTTTACCAACGCCAGAGGTCAATTGTGAGAGAAGGATTTTCTGAAGAAATCCTTTATAAAAATAACAAGGTCTATTATCAACAACCAAGTGTAAGTAATCCGGCGATGAACGTATTGCTAACAGAAATAAATGACAACCCTAAAAGAAATGCAGCCGCGCCACTCTATTTATCGGAAGTATATCAAAAAATGAATGATTCAGTGAAATCTCTTGTAGCAACAAGCAGTTTTAACGACACAACAATCGACCAGAAATTATTCAAAGATTTAGGAGATAGTTGGGGATTTGAACAATCAATGAGACAATTTTACGCAAACCCTATAACAACTATACCTAACGACCAAGGTTCATATGCCAAGTTTTTGTACGGAGATATGCCTTCTTGTAAAGAAGGAAATGATTTCGCGTGTGTCCGGAATAATCCGACATTTCCATACATAATATAACCATTATGAAATCAATAAAACAATTAAATAATATTAGTATAATTATATATAAATGGCATTTATATTTGATTATACATTCAATAAAACAACTCGATTAGGAGATGATTCGTGTGACCAAAGTCAAAAAACTCTTCAAAATTCAACCTCATCTACCTATACACTTAATCAATACCGTCCTGATTGTCCTATGAAATCCGCATTTGATTTAGCATTAAGTCAGCCAGCGGTGAACTATTCAGGCAGTCATCAGGTTGGAATTAA